GCAACTGGTTCTACGGGCGCAACTGGTTCCACAGGAGAAACTGGTTCAACAGGTGCGACTGGTTCCACAGGCGCAACTGGTTCAACAGGTGCAACTGGCTCCACAGGAGCAACAGGTTCCACAGGCGCAACTGGTTCTACGGGCGCAACTGGTTCCACTGGTGCAACTGGTTCTACGGGCGCAACTGGTTCCACAGGAGAAACTGGTTCAACAGGTGCGACTGGTTCCACAGGCGCAACTGGTTCCACAGGTGCGACTGGTTCTACGGGCGCAACTGGTTCAACAGGTGCAACTGGTTCTACGGGCGCAACCGGTTCTACAGGCGCAACTGGTTCTACGGGCGCGACTGGTTCTACGGGCGCAACTGGTTCAACAGGAGCGACTGGTTCCACAGGTGCGACTGGTTCCACAGGCGCAACTGGTTCCACAGGTGCGACAGGTTCTACGGGCGCAACTGGTTCTACGGGCGCAACTGGTTCAACAGGAGCGACTGGTTCTACGGGCGCAACTGGTTCAACAGGAGCAACAGGTTCCACAGGCGCAACGGGTTCAACGGGTGCAACTGGTTCTCCTGGACCAGGAACATCTATACAAGTATATGGAATAACAGCAACCAGTCCACAGTCATCCTCAATACATTATCCTATTCTTGTTACAGGAACCAACGCCCAACAAGCAGTTATTTCAAATACAACGACATATCCTTTAAGTTATGACCCAGCCACAGGAACGTTGAACGCTCAAGTTGTGAATGGAGCATCTGATGTAAGAATAAAACAAAACATAAAACCAATTGAAATAGAATATGCAACCAATCTATTGCAAAAATTGAATCCAGTTGAATATGAATTCAAGAATCAACCAGAGAAAAAACGCTTTGGTTTAATTGCACAAGAAATTGAAGAACAATTTAAAACAGAAAACTTAGGTTTACATCACAAGCAATTAGGCGAAGATGGAATTGAACAACAATATTTATCTTACTTAGAATTAATAGGACCACTTATCAAAGTTGTGAATAAACTTGTTGATGATGTTAATTCTTTAAAGACTGAAAATCAATATTTAAAAAATCAGTTAGAAAATTTAAAGTGAAACAACAAAATGAATTAGTTCACAAAATATAAACAAAATATAAACAATATACAAAAATAATAATTTTAAACAAATATATAATATTATCTATTATTAAATAATATTATGGCATTTACAAGATTTCATGATGACCCTTGTAGAATTGAAAAACAATTACAACAATCAACCGATCCAGGTAGATGGATTTTAAATGCACCTGGTTATGGAGATAAACCAGAATATATGGCTGATCCTCATATAAGAATTCAAACTTGGGGGGGAAATTTAATGACTAATTGTATTGATTTAGAAAGTGACTTGCGTGGAGTTAATAGACGAGCTAATAAAGATTGTTTAGGAAAAGATGAATATACAAAATTTAATGTTTCAACAAATCATATAAATTATCCAACAAATAACAAATTATACACAGAAGAATCTAGAACAATCATGCCTGCTTGGACAGCACGTAATTTGGAACAAGCAAATTGGCAAATTCTCCCATTAAATCCGCAAGAAAACACTTGTATGCCTTTCCAAAATAATTTAAGCACGAGAATTTTAGAAAAGGATTATTTTGTAATGAAAAAGGAATGTCCAACATCTAGAGTTCCAGGCGATTTACCAGTAAATCAAGGCAAACGATCATTATCTTATCCACAAGGACCACAAATCTGTACTCACGAAAATTCTTGTGGATTGATAGGACAAAACTAAAAATTATTAAAAAATGAGACAAAAATGAAACAAAAAAAATAAAACAAATTATAAAGTATTATATTTAAAAAATATAATACATTATATATAATAATGGAGTTTGCAATTCCAATTTTAGCATTAGGAGGATTATACGTTGCAACAAATCATGATCAGCCTTCAAAAAATCACAAAAATAGAAACAAGGAAAAATTTACAAATATGGGTGCAAAAAAAAATTATTTACCAAATACAAATATTCTACCTCAAAATTATCCAGTTCCAAACGAAAGTGAAGTTACCAATACAGTTCAAAAATATTCTAACCCAAATGTAGCAACCGATAAATATTTTGATCAAAATGCTTATGAACAAAATCAAAACAAAGGTTTAAAGGTGGGTAATAATATTCAACAGGTATATTCTTTAACAGGAGATTATGTAGCACAAACAGATTTCAAACATAATAATATGATTCCATTTTATGGTGGAAAAATAAAAGGGCAAGTTTATGATAATAATATTGCTGAAACGATTTTGGATAATATGATTGGAAGTGGTTCTCAAACTATAAAAAAAATAGAACAAGCACCATTATTCAAACCACAAGATAACGTTCAATGGGCATACGGTGCCCCAAATAACACTGATTTTTATCATTCTAGGGTGAATCCTGGAATGAAAAGTAGTAATGTAAAACCATTCGAATCAGAATATGTTGGTCCTGGTTTAGACCAAGGTTATACAAATAAAGGAAGTGGTGGTTATAATTCAGGAATGGAAGCAAGAAACACATGGCTACCAAAAACAGTAGATGAATTAAGAGTTGCAACAAATCCTAAATTAGAATATTCTTTAGAAAATCACCAAGGTCCATCTTATTCGCATGTACAAAATGTAGGAATTATAGGAAAAGTTGAAAAATATCATCCAGACACATTTTTTATTCAAAATCAAGATAGATGGCTTACCACAACTGGTCAAGAAAAAGGTCAAATGCTTAGACCTGTAGAAGAAGTGCATTCTACAACTCGCACTACAACAACACAATCATATATGGGTGCGGCAGGTCCAACTGATCGTATTGCAAACTATGTTCCAAGCACTTATGAAGCATCCAAACGAAATGAATTGGAAGCTTGTGATGTTGGACATTCTACAGCAATGGGCAGAGGCGACCATACAGATATAGAAAACAAACTTAGGAGTATGACAAATTATACAAATAATCGCTCTACAACTAAACAACCACAAACATTTGGAAGTGGATTTACAAAAGCAATAAGCGCGGCGGTGGCGCCTATTATGGATATATTTAATCCTACAAGACGAGAAGAATATTCAAATAATTATCGCATTTATGGTGATGCTGGTTCTACAGTTCCAGATAGTTATATATTAAATCCAAATGATGTAACTTCAACAACAATTAAAGAAACAACATTATATACACCAAACTCTTATATTAATAGACAATTGGAAGGCGGTGGTTATGAAACTAATATTCAAACGCCTATAACGAATCAAAGAGATACAACTAATTGTAATTATATTGGAACAGCGGGGGGTTATTCATCTGCTTGGGGGAATATGAGTTATGAAGCAGCTTACGCTCAAGAAAACAACGATTCTAAAGAAAGAACTATTGTTAGTAGAACAAATCATGGAAATACAAATATTTATAATCAACAAATGAATATTAATGTAAGCAAGAATGATTGCGATAGAAATAATACGCGAATGTGGGTTCCAACAAATATGCCTCAAAAGGTTTTATCAAAAGAAGAATATGGTGTGATTAGAAAGCCTCAATATTATAATGAACAGATCGGTTGCGATAGGATTAGTCCTGATATATTGAATGCTTTTAGAGAGAATCCTTATACACATAGTTTAACCGATTCTGTTTAAAATGAAAAAGTGAATAAAATAAAATAAAATAAAATAAAACAAAATAAAACAAATTAAAGTAAAATAAAATAAATTAAAGTAAAATAAAATAAATTAAAGTAAAATGCAATTGATTTGCGATTAATATGATATAAAAATATAATTATTATATTTTAATATATGGATTTAAATATACATCAACCTATTATTGAAAAATTAAAATACTTTCATGAAATGCATAAAATTCCCAATATTATTTTTCATGGTCAGAGTGGTTGTGGCAAACGAACCATAGTTAACGATTTTATTAATATAATTTATAATAATGATAAAGAACGAATCAAATCTTTTGTTATGTATGTAAACTGTGTTCATGGTAAAGGAATTAAATTTATTAGAGAAGAATTAAAGTTTTTTTCAAAGACACATATTAATTCGAATGGTGGTAATATTTTTAAAAGTATTGTTTTATTGAATGCAGATAAACTTACAATTGATGCACAATCCGCTTTACGTAGATGCATAGAACTATTCAGTCATACGACACGTTTTTTTATAATTGTTGAAGATAAATATAAACTTTTAAAACCTATCTTATCTCGTTTTTGTGAAATTTACGTACCAGAACCAATTTTGAATGACAAAATTATTAATTTATATAAATATAATTTAGAAAAAACATTTGATTTAAAAAATGTTAAAAAACAAAGAAGCGAATGGTTAAAAAAAAATTTACAAAAAATGTCAAATAATTTCAAGTTAAATCATATTCAATTAATAGATTTTTCTACAAAATTATATGAAAAAGGATATAGTGGTTTAGACTTAATACGTTTACTTGAATCGTCACCACAAATTATTTACAATAATAAGACTAACAATTTATCAGAAGATAAACTATGTGAATTTCTATTCGCTTTTAATAAAACAAGAAAAGAATTTCGTAATGAAAAACTAATAATATTGTTTATTTTAAATTTTTTATTTTTGAGTTTAGAACATAATTTAGAAAATATTTCATTTATTTAAATATGGACGATTTTAATGTATCAAGTTTACATGAATCAAAAAATGAATGGGGGTCAAGGTTATTAACTATTCTTACTCCACATATTATAGATGGTTTAAAATCTATTTTTGAAGAAGCTGTAAAATTATGCAAAGACAATAATGAAATGGATAAGTATTTAATGACGTTCCAAAATTTTATTACAAGAATACCAAAATGGAATCAAAATATAATTGAAAATGAAAAAAACAGAATTGTTGAAAAAAGTGGTTGTGGATATTTAGAAGATTTAGTAACATGTGTTCATATTATTCAACTCAAATTATTATCAGCTATTCGCGTCGGACAAAAACAAAAAAAAATAGATATAACTATACCAAAATTAGACGATTTTGTTCATAAAATTTATATAAATGTTGCTAGAAAGATATATAAAAATGTTTATTTATTTGAATTAAATATTCCACCTCTTCAAACACAAAAACACTTTAGAGAATTAGAAACAATTGTCCAAGAGTGTATATTAAACACAGTAAGAGATAGTATTCCAGTTGAAGCAATTCTACAGGCTTATATGGATGAAACAATTGAAGAACATGTCGTTGAAGAAATTAAAGAACAAGTAATTGAAGACCCCAATAAATCTGACAAAGACACTGTTGCGCAAATTATATCAGAAACAAAAAAATCTGATTCAAAAGAATTAAATGAAGATGATAAACCAAAACAATTAGAGTCTGACCCAATAACCAAAATTCTAGAACAAAATAAATTAGAAAGTGAAATTGCTTTTCCAAAATTATCTGATGAAAATGACGTTTTATCAGAATCAACGTCATCAAAATTATCATTCAGCGATGTAGATTATGCAATTGATACAAATAAAAATATAGAAGTAGTTGATGCGCCAAAAGATTTGGAGAGACTGGAAGAAATTAGTGAATTTAGAAATGCGCAAAGAAAATTAGAAGAAGATAACGACGACGACAATGTTAAGTTGCAAATATTTGATCAAGATATTTCATTAGATAACCTAGACATTCACAACATAGATTTACCTGAAATAAAATTAGAACCTGATTTATTATTGAATGATATTGAAGTTTTAGCTTAAAGATTCGTTAAAAAAATGTTTTGCGTAAAATTAAAAATAAGAATGTAGTCATTTAAATTAAATTAGATGAATACATTTGTTGTCGCTGGGATAATATCAGTTATATTTTTAATTGCAAAATTTATTGAAATGAGATTTGTTGATAAAGAAAGTAAACCTTTGAAATTACTAATTCGGGATTCTTTATTGGTATTTGTTAGTGTGTTGTTTGGTTTGTTTGTAATTGACCAATTAAAACCTGTTATTCAAGAGGGAGGTGAAGCTATTATTTCAAATCCGGCGGTTTTTACAGATAATCCTGGGTTTTGACAAGTTGGAATAGATGAAACTATATTTGTATTTTTTTTTATAGGTGTAGGCATATTTTTATAGCAATCGTTGTAATTTTGACAAGTGGGTATGTTGTATAGTTTATTATATGGAAAAGATGTTGGAGTATTATTTTGTTTCTCTTTTTTAACAGAATTGCATTTTATTAAAAAAAATAAAAATAACATTATTTTTATCTTTAAAAAACAATTATGTCTCATATAAAAATTATAGATAGTTATATTTATAAATAAATAATATTTAAATACATTTTCTATAAATTAACAAAAATAATATGAATAAATTTGCAAAAGATTGGGAGGATTGGATAGACCTTAATTTATCATTAGGCAACTGCAAACAAATAATGTTTAAAAAATCATTAGACGTAGGATATGATTATAATTTAATAAAAGAAAAATTGGGGATTGATTATATTGATTATATAATTTCAGATAATGCTAGCGACACAACTTACACTGATAAAATTGCATTAAAAAATGCTGTTAAGTTGAATTCAAATAATTTGGAAATATATAAAATAGATAATTTTTTGACAAAAGAAGAGTGTCAAGAAATTATTAACATTATAAACTCGGAAAATTTGGTAAGGTCTTCTACTATAAATGTAAATGACAATGATGGCAATTCGCAAATAAATAATTTTAGAACTAGTCAAACGTGTTATTTTAACAGCAATAACAAACATTTAACAATTGACGAATTAGAAACTAGAATATGCAAAACAATTGGAATTAATAACAGATTTTGTGAAACTATGCAAGGACAAAAATATTGCGTTGGTGAAGAATTTAAACTTCACACAGATTATTTTGATTCGCACCTTTTAGAAAGAAAACATATAAATGGACAACGAACCTGGACATTTATGATTTATTTGAATGATGTTGAAGAAGGTGGATATACATCATTTCCATACACTTATATATCTATAAAACCAACAAGAGGCACAGCTATAATATGGAATAATTTAAACAAAGATAAATCAACAAACATTTATTCATCTCATCATGGAATGCCAATAATTAAAGGAGAAAAATATATTTTAACAAAATGGTTTAAAGAGATAGAGATAAATTTATCTGTTAAAAATGAAATATGTTCGCATCATTTTTTACCAATTTTTCATAAAGTTGGATTTGAAAAAAAACAGTTAAAATTACAATCAATTGAAAACATTAAAAATTGGATGGAGTCAAATTCAAATAACTTTATAGCTGAGAATTTGAATAGACATCCAGATAATGCTACCAAAGACCTAATATCAAAGATATTAAATATTAATAACTCACCAATTGATTTTCAAAATGAATTAATTAATGATTTTAAAAAATTATTAACAGAATGGATTGAATATAAATCAGAACTAGAACATGTCGCCACTTATGGTATTCGCGAATACAACAAAGGTTCTATTTTAAATAATCATTATGATAAAATAAAAACACATGTTATAAGCGCAATTATTCATCTAGACGATGACACAGAAACACCTTGGGAATTATACATTGAAGACCATAATTTCAAACCACATCTTATTACTATGAAGTATGGTGATGTCATATTTTATGAATCAACAACTTGCTTACATGGACGTCCAAAAATGTTTGAAGGCGTTTCTCATAAAAATATGTATATTCATTTTAAACCTATAAAATGGATTGAATACACTAACTAACGCTAACTAAATAAAATGATTAACGACCAGTCCATAATTTTACAAAAGGAATATTTGGAATTTTTTTATTTTTTGTGTCTTCAATATATTGATTATACGAATACCCCCATTCAAAATATTGTTTAATATCACCAAACAACGATGGAATTTTTAAATATTTAATATATTCTGTATAAAAAATCATTCCCATTATTCTCTCTAAACAGCATCTATCTGAACGAGATTTAACCACATTCAATAAATTGAATAACTGATATTTGTTTCTTAAGCCTATCAAAAAATCTCTATTAATAAAACTTTGAATTCCAAAACAACCCGACCATATGTTTTTATTTTTTTTATCCATCATCGTTTCAAAACTTTTATCTACTGTGAATGTATTATAAATTTCATACCCATTATTTAAAACACTTATCAATCTTAGTGTATTATCGCTATTTTCGTTTTTTTCACAAGTAAAATGCCATAAAGGAAGAACTTTTATTTGTTTTTTTATTAAAGTTTCAAAATTAATTCGTTTTTGAATAAATATACTATCATGAATAATTATAGCGTTGTCAAAGAAATGATTTTTAAAAAAATAATAGTAAGGTAATAATTCTCCTCTTCCAGGAAATTCGGAATTTATGTACTCAATATTTTTATATTCATAATCTTGTTTTAAAAAATCTTGATTACTATTATCATCTATTACTACAATTTTTTTAAAAGGATAAAATCGTCTAATGTGAATAACACATTTATTCCAATAATTATTTGTAATTTCTGAATTTACATGTCTAATAATGATAAATCCAAAATTACGGTTATCTGGTATACTCATTAAATTTGTGTAATAAAATAATATATTTATTTTATTTTATTATTATTATTTTAATTGTTTTTTGTTATTTTGCATCTTATAATTTTAAGAAAAACAAGGCATAGAATCAATATTAATGATTGGTTCATTCATCGGCAAAGATTTTGATTGAATAGAATAACATTTGAATTCTTTCCTTTCTAACTGAGCTTGTGGTGTATGATTGTGAACACAACGTGCAATCATTTTATATAATTTAAAATCAGGATATCTCTCTACACCATTATTTTTATAAAGGATATTTATTCCGTTATCATCTAAACACCATTCGTATATCAATTTAACGATTGGTTCGCAATCATCTAAATTAATAATTTCATCTAAATCATCTATAACGTAATCAAATATAGAACAAGCTAGACGACATAAATCAAAACTATAATTTGGTTCTAATCTAGGTTTCATTTCATTAAAGTAAGGTTCGGTGTTATATTGTGTAGATGCATCTGCGCCCGGCTGAAAACTATCACTGCAAAATAATTTTCCATCAAATTTATAAATAGCTCTTCCAAAATCTATGATTTTAAATATACGACCATAAGTTGGAACCTTATAATAAGTCTTTTTATAACAATAATAGATATATTTTAATTCTGTTTTGTTGTACATTACATTATTTGTATGTAAATCGTTGTGTGTAAATGAAAACGTTTTTTGGTAAGTAATTAATATCATAATAACTTGAAATAAAGCAGAAAACCATTCTTCTTGCGACAAATCATTTTTTAATATTAAATCATCAAACGTATTATCACAATTTTCCATACAAATAATTTGAACAGGAAATTCAGGAATAGTTGCAAATATTTGTTGTTCTTCAAATTCGCTTGAATTATCATCTGTCCAATCATCACTCTTATCTGAACATGTAGATGTATGTTCATCTGTTTTTTTATTGTTCTCAAGATCGTGGCAATCATCACAGTCTTCAAAATCTTTATTGTCATCATTCAAATTGCCATTTTCATTTTCGTTTTTGTTATTATCGTTTTTGTTATTATTGTTGTTATTATCGTTGTTGGTATCATCGTTATTTGATGTATAAGAAGTTCTTGAAGAACAACTTGACGATGACTTAATTGTGGTTGTTTTTAAATCTGTTAATTGCATAGAATTTAAATTAGTGACATCCACTAACTCAATGTCATTATCTTTTAAATCATTCAACGTTATGTGATTTGATTGAATTATAGTTGAGTTTTCAGAAAATATATCTTCAAATATATTGTTATCAATTGATTTTGCAGATAACTCAGATTTAATACTAATATTATGCTGTATTTTTAAAGATGGCTTCGCAGGTTCATTATTTTCATCTTCTTTATAAAAAGAACTATAATCCTCAACTTGAAATTTAATATTTTTATTTTTATTAAAAAAATCAGATTTGCATAAATAATCCAAATCTTCTGCTATATTTATTTTAAAATCTCTTTTTATTCCTAAAAAAGAACCATAATAATCAACACCATTCACAAAATTATGAGTATGAATTAGTGTGCTAGAGAGAAAAGTAAATATACCATCAACATAAGCGGAATTATTATAATCCATTAATTTGGGATGAACAGAACCTATATCTGAATTTATTTTAGGTAATTCAAAGAGATTTGTATCATTCAAATTATACTTTCCTATCAAATACTTGAACGGGTCTAAAAGAGGTGCTAATTTTAAAAATGTTTTTTGTTTTTTTATTTTATTTGTTTTAATATTTTGAATAGAACCTAAAAATGTATTATTTGTATCAACGCCATTTTGAATTTTTTTCAAATGCCATAAATTGTTTAAATTAACTGAATTGTAATTTGTTTCATTCAGTAAAAAAAATTTATTGTAAATTGGAATGTAATTTTGCAATTTTGCTAGATTTGTCAAATCTTCTTTTTCAAATAGCGAAAATAATTCAGAATTTTTTCGCTTTTCATAATTAATGTTAAAGACATTTTCCATTAGCTAATTAATATATTAATAATTTTCATTCTTAACTTATTCTTAAATTATTTAATTTATTTAAGTTATTAGATTTGGTTATTGGATTCGGTTATTATATTCGGTTATTCGTATTTTTATTCAAATCATTTTTCTAAAGTAAAAGTAAAAGTAACAATCATATGACTTTAGAATTAAAAAAATTTGATATGAAAACAATAAGTTTTAAACCAAATGAATCTAAAGGACCCGTTGTTGTTTTGATAGGTAGACGTGATACTGGTAAATCATATCTTGTTAGAGATTTATTATATTATCATCAAGATATTCCGATTGGTGTTGTCGTCGCAGGAACTGAAGAAGGGAACGGTTTTTATGGTAAGATGGTGCCAAAATTATTTATTCATAATGAATATAACACTGCTATCATAGAAAATATTCTAAAACGTCAAAAAACTGTGTTAAGACAAATTAAAAAAGAAATGGAAAGTTTTAAACGAAGTACAATTGACCCTCGTGCATTTGTTATTTTAGATGATTGTCTTTATGACGGTGCATGGACTCGTGATAAAATGATGCGATTACTTTTCATGAACGGTGAATGTTTGCCGTAGTTATTCCAAAAGAATAGCTAGTAAATATGTTTAGGAAATACATATTTGCGACACGTCCAAATTGCGGAGACGTCTTGTTATGTTTATACTACTAAATTATAATAGAAATATTATAATGGCTTATGCTAATCACATAAGGTATAGTAAAAAGGTGTAAAATAGAGATAACCCGCAGCTAGTCATCTAAGTCCGTTATGATAAGGATATGATGGCAGTTCAACGACTAAATGCTCGTGGGCCGGAAACGTCTAATCAACGTTGATGAAGGCTTAAAATATAGTCTAATCCCATCCGAGAGGATGCTACACCCATTTAAAAAGTGTAGATTTTATGATATTAGGAGTAAATGCCTAATGGAGAATGGTAACATATGAGACATTGGAAGATCATGCTTATAATTACGATGCAATATCCGTTAGGAATTCCACCCACACTTAGAACCAACATAGATTATGTTTTTATTTTGAGAGAACCATACATAGCAAATAGAAAACGTATATATGAGAATTATGCAGGAATGTTTCCAACATTTGAGTCCTTTTGTCAAGTCATGGACCAGTGCACCGAGAATTATGAATGCTTAGTCATAAATAACAATGCAAAATCAAATAAATTACACGAACAAGTGTTTTGGTACAAAGCTGATGCTCATAATGATTTTAAATTAGGCTCAAAAGAATTCTGGGAGCTAAGCAAAGATATCAATTCAGACGAAGAAGATGAAAAATACGACCCAAATAACACCAAGAAACGTGGTCAAGGACCTAAAATCAGCGTGAAAAAGACCAAGTGGTAAAAATAAAAAATAAAAAATAAAACTTCTTATATAATTATATAAATTATATAAAAATGAATTTAGCAATGACATTTATATTTTTATTTTTCTTTACGATGATATTTTTAATCTATGCTTCTGTTTTTGTTAAACCGAACACCATTCTAGATAGATTTACACAAAAACTTCCTATAGGTAGTCATTTCTTGATTGGTCTAAGTATTTATATTACTTTTTTAATTTTTTCAGGAACTTATAAAGAAGCAGTTACTAAACACTCTGTTGACACCGTTAAGGACACGCTTTTAAAAACTTTGGAAATAGTTAATGAAAACAAAACAAAGTGTCCCAAATTAATTAGTTCATTTTTATTTCCTTGGCAAAAAGGTGATTCTGACACTGATGAATATTTGCATTTTCATAGAGAAAATCATGGTGGCAAAGATGATAGAGATGATGATTTATCCGTATATTATGTTTCTAATTATATTTTTCAGATTGTAGGTTTCTATATACAAACTGCGAAAACTACAAATATAAGTGATTCTAGATATTTGACATTTTTTTCTGCTTTTTATAGGTCACCGTTACTCAAAAAACAGTGGGAAAAAAATAGCGGTAATTTTGGTTTACAAAATCGTTTATTAACTGCAGAATTGTTTAGAATATGCGAAGAGAATAAAACCAAATGGAAAAATATTGATGACGTGAGATTATATTATGAAGAATATATCAAAACAGAGAAATTCAAATATATATTAAATGCAGAAGATCCTACAAATACTTCACAAGTAGACCCGACGGCTATTTTTTCTTTTTAGATTTTTTTAGATTTTATATTTTATGCTTTATATTTGTATAGTTATTTACACAAATATAAATTTTTTATTATACCGACATTATATTTTTTTATTTTGTAATTTTGTTATTTACTTATCATCTTTTTTTATCGCAAAAGGTCCACTTAATAGCTCGCTCTGTCCATTATCAGTTTTACCAGTAACAATATTATCGCCCTCAAATAATTCGGCACGAATATCGGCAGCAGAAATAGACTCTTGGTCTTTCAACGTTCTCTCTTGTGTATTCATATTATTAACTCCAATCAAATTTCCTTCTTCATCAATCGTTTGTGTGAGTGTGGAACCAGTTTTCTCTGCTAATTTAATATTTTCTTCAATCGCCTTCTTCTTTGTTTCCTTGACACGTTGTTCAAAAGCGGATTTAGCAAATGATTCATTCTTATTTTTCTCATGCATCAATTGATTCAACTCTTCCTCCATATATTCTACACGACCAGTTTTATAAGCTTCAGGGTCCCATGGCATCCATAATCCGATTGGTCCTACAAAAACATCATGATTAGGGTCAAGCTCCCTCAACATTTTGCATCTTAGTTCTGCTTCTTCCATAGTAGGATAAGCTCCACGAATTTTGATACCACGAGTGGATGTTTGAAAATTGTGTTTAGTATTGAATAAGTTTTCCAACTCTTCTTCGTTCTGGTCAACGTATGTTTTATAATCATCTTCCATTCCTCCTTTAACAAAAGAAGCTTGTTCTTCAGTCAAAAACTCTTTGAAATCTTTAGATACATCATCAAATGATAATTTATATTTATAACTAACAAAATTTAGAAATTGTATAAACTTTTCCATACTTTTTGAAAACTCCCAATTCTTTAGGAACTCTTCAAAATAAAAAATTTCTTTTTGTTTAATAATTTTTTCAGGTGAAATAAAAGATATACAAACAAACTTTTGTCCAGCAATAGGTTTATCTTCATCTAATACATCCACATATTTAGGATTATTTTTTCCATTATCTGCAACCTTTTTTTCAAAGCCGGAAGTTTTTTCAGGATTTTTAGATTTTGATTGAACGCCCATTTTATAATTTAGACAATTATTAATTTTAAGTTTTTTATCTCATAATATATATTTTTTTTCTTTTCATTTAATATAGATGTTTGATATTGCCGAGCTCGTCAAAAGAATCATCAAGTACCTAGTTGAAGGTTTGATGGTCGCAATTGCTGCATATGCCATTCCAAAACGTTCTTTGAACATTGAGGAAATTATTTTACTTGCTCTAACTGCTGCCGCCACCTTTAGCATTTTGGATACTTACTTGCCCAGCATCGCTGTGACAACACGTTCTGGTGCTGGTTTTGGTATTGGCGCTAACTTGGTTGGATTCCCAGGTGGTCTATAAACAAGTCATATAATTCAAATATAAATAATATATTTAATAAAACATTCAATATATTATTCTTTATATAGTCGGTTTAAATTCCCAATCCAATTCTTCACAAATTTTTTTCCAAATAGTATCTTGTTCTATGAGTTTTTCTCTATCCTTCAACATTGGTATTTCGGGTAGATAATGTTTTTCATCTAATAATTCAAATAGTTTATATAATACATAATAATAATGTAAAAAATTTACCCTATAATCTGGACAATGCTTTGCATAAGGATACTGAATTTCCATAAAAAAATTACATAATGTTTCTTCTAATTCTTGTGATATGATTGGTGGTTTTATACCTAATTTATCTTTAATAAAATTTATATGTTCATAATATTTGTTATATCCTAGTTTTTTGAATAATTCCTTTGTTTTATAATAAGTTAGTTTTGAATTATCTATTCTCTCTTTTTTGATTTGATACTTTAAATTTTCAATCACTTCTTGAGGTATTTGCGTTGTTTCTTTACCTTGGAATTGAGCTAAAATTTCTTTAAAATGGTTAATTTTTTTATAAGCATAAAAGCATACTTCTTTAGGGGGTTCTTTATAAGAAGGTTTTTCATTTTCAATCAAATATTGAAAATTTTTATAACAAAAATTACAAATCATAACACCCTCATCATCCATAGGTATTAGTTCACCTTTATGACATGAGTGACATATATCAGTTGGTCTCAAAAATTCATTTATATCTAAAAATGATTCATCAATATTAGTTAAGTATTTTTGGAATATATTATTATTTTTAATCTCATTTGCATCTGAATTTTCGGAATTTTTTATTTTGAAGAATGATTCCAAAATTTTATTGTTTCCAGTTGTTACAGACCCTTTAGAAATATCTTTTTTGTTTTCAAAATAATCAAATATATATTTAGAGTTATCTAAAAAATACTCTGTTTTTTTAATCTTCAGTTCTTTTATTTTAGAGTTAATTTCTTTTAACTTATCATGATAATCCATAACTTGTTCAATTGTCAAGGTTTTATCTTCAACATTTTTTTCTAAAATATTTTTTATTTCATTCTTTTCCAATTTTAATTTTGGTATTTTATCTACTTCATCTTTATTAAACTCATTCATAAATTCCTTGTGTTTTCCGTCCAAAGTAGTAGATGTTTTTTTATTAATTTTTATCTTTTTTAAATTTTTAGGCTTAAAAGACGGCATATCTATAACTTATATTTTATATTTAATCATCATATATATTTTTTAATAGATTATTGATTTAAATAATATATTAATATTATAATCATGGAAGAAACAACAAAGTCTGTGGGTATATCCTTAGGATGGAATTGTCATAGTGCAGTGTGGGGAGTCAATAATAATATTAGAGAAAAAAAGGAAAATGGTTATAACACGTGTCCATTTGATATGATGATAACAAATTATCCGGGAATTGTTGAATGTATTAAAAATGACTTCAAACATTTATATGATGAAAATTATTTAGAATTAGTTTATGCGAATGATAATGAATCTACAATTATTAATACAAAATATAGATTTGGTTTTAACCACGAAAGTCCTGGACATGCTGATTTGTATTTAATTGAAAATTGGCCATCTGGAAAAAACCACTTTGTTTCAAATAATTATGAAAATTTTAAAAAATTATATTCAAGAAGGGTTCAAAATTTCATAAATTATTTAAATGATCCAAACATTTTTATAACATTTATAATAACTACGTGGGATAAAACAGAAAAAGATATGAAAGAATTAGATGATGTTTTGAATGAAAAATATCCTAATTTAAAATATAAATATGTCATTTTAAATGACCCAAATGGTTTAGAATATTTTAAACGTCATTTAATAGATATGAATTTTTCAGAAAATGATTTAGAACTTAAAAGACTTTTATAACTCGCAATTAGCGAATTTTAATTTTTAATTTTTGAATCTTAGTTAAAAATTTATTTTACTTTTCTATAAATTTAATAAAATGAGCGAAATAAAAATTAATATTGAACACAATTCTGGGGAAAATTATGACATTAGAATGGAAAATATTAAATTCCAAAAAATGCTATTCTTATTTAACGCTATCAACGATGGATGGAGTATTAAGAAAAGAAACAATTCTTATATTTTTAAAAAAAATCACAATAACCGAAAAGAAATATTATTGGATAATTATTTACACACTTTTATGCAGGGCAATTTTGATATAAATAAAATATTGTCATAATTGCAATTTTAATTATAAGTGTAAATTTACCGCAATTTAATAATTTAATTAAATTAAAATTATTAAAAATTTTTTCTTTAGCAATATTATAACTATGGGAGGTGGATTAATGCAACTTGTCGCTTATGGCGCCCAAGACGTTTACCTTACAGGTAATCCTCAAATTACTTTCTGGAAAGTAACATACCGAAGATACACTAACTTTGCTATTGAGTCAATTGAGCAAACTTTCAACGGTCAAGCCGATTTTGGTCGTCGTGTTACCTGCACTATCAGCAGAAACGGTGACCTTGCTTACCGCACTTATCTACAAGTGACTCTTCCTGAGATTAACCAACTTATGGGCAACGCTCAAAGTGTTACCTCTGGTAACAACGCTGTTTATGCTCGTTGGTTAGACTACCCCGGTGAGCAATTGATTGCTCAAGTTGAGGTTGAGATTGGTGGTCAACGTATTGACCGTCAATATGGTGACTGGATGCACATCTGGAACCAACTTACCATGACTTCTGAGCAACAACGTGGTTATTTCAAGATGATTGGTAACACCACTCAACTCACCTTCATCACAGATCCTTCTTTCGCTTCTATTGATGGACCTTGTGACTCCAACGCTCCTCGTCAAGTGTGTGCTCCTCGTAATGCTCTTCCTGAGACAACCCTTTACGTGCCTTTCCAATTCTGGTTTTGCACCAACCCTGGTCTTGCCCTTCCCTTGATTGCTCTTCAATACCACGAGGTCAAGATTAACCTTGATCTTCGTCCTATTGATGAGTGCTTATGGGCTGTTACTTCTCTCAGTTGCAACACCACTAACTACCGCAACCCTCAAAGTGCCCAAGCTGGTCCTTTCCCCAATAACACAGCTAACCAATTCAACGTTGGAACTCCTGTGACTGCCACCATCGCTTACAACCAATCTTTGGTTGCCGCTTCTCTCTACGTTGACTATGTCTTCTTGGATACTGATGAGCGTCGTCGTTTTGCCCAAAACCCCCACGAGTATTTGATCAGTCAACTTCAATTCACAGGTGATGAATCCGTTGGTTCTTCCTCCAACAAAATTAAGTTGAACTTCAACCACCCCGTTAAGGAGCTTATCTGGGTTGTTCAACCTGACCAAAACGTTGATTACTGCTCTTCTCTTCTTTGCGACGCCACACTTTTCAAGGTTCTTGGTGCCCAACCTTTCAACTACACAGATGCTATTGATGCTCTTCCCAACGCTATCCATGCTTTCGGTGGACCTGGTGAACTTCAAGGACAAAACGCTTTTATTGACGCCCGTGGTCTTTTCCAAGACGCTGGTGCACAAGATGAGTGGGTTCCCAATAACTTCACCGGATACTGGCATGGTGGTATCTACAACAACGCCTTGACTGAGCCTCACTTTGGTGGTTCTTTCACAGGCAACCCATCTGGCTTGAACAACACCGACTTAGCTAACCAAGCTGCCATCCTTGCCTCTATGGGATTAACCAGCTTGTCCCAATTACAACCTTCTGGTGGAAGCTACAACAACGGTTCCTCTGTCTCCGATGCCGGAACATTCGTTCTCACAGAGACTTCCCTTGATATGCACTGTTGGGGCCAAAACCCCGTTGTTGTTGCTAAGCTCCAACTCAACGGCCAAGATCGCTTCTCTGAGCGTGAAGGTTCCTACTTCTCTTGGGTCCAACCTTACCAAGCCCACACTCGCTGCCCTGATGAGGGTATCAACGTGTACAGCTTTGCTTTGAGGCCTGAAGAACATCAACCCTCAGGCACTTGCAACTTCTCTCGTATTGATAACGCCACACTCCAACTTGTGCTCTCCAACGCCACCGTTGAGGGAACAAAAACCGCTAAGGTGCGTGTCTATGCCACCAACTACAACGTCCTCCGTATCATGTCCGGTATGGGTGGATTAGCATACTCAAATTGAGCGAATTGTTACCATTTATCGTGTCATACTTTTTCATATATTTTAATAATTAATTTAATGCATTTTGATTATTAAAGCAAAAAGGAGGTGTCCATACTATGGACGTGTTTAAAATATTATCTTTTGTTTACAATTTACTTGAAAATAATGTAGTATTTATGTCTCTCATTACATTTGATAAATCAAACTCACTTTCATTTGGGTTAAATCTTATTATTGTGTTTCCAAGAGAAATAATGTAATTTTCTCTAACTTTCTCTTCAATTGGGTCTCTATCATCGTGATTGTTTTCGTCACACTCAATTACTAACTTATAATCCATGAAATATAAATCAACTCTGTATTTTCCAAATATATATTGTCTTTTTAGATTGAATGTTCCACTATACGCATTTTCTATAAACCCTATAGTTTGACTTTCAATGCACATGCTGATATTATTTATGCATTTTACATTATCACTAATATTTACAATATATCTATTTCTTAAATTATATGAATTTTTTAATAATTCAAAAGCTTCTTCTGAAAGCATGTATATTATTTTATTGTGCCCACCTCTTTGTTCCTTTTTTTCTAAATTTTTAAAAAAAGAATTTGTAATAATATAATGAACATTTTCTTTATAATTTTTTTTTAAATAACGCACTAAATTGTCTTTCTTTTTTGATAAATGTAATAACTCATCTAAATTTCGGTTGAATGTGCTCATAATGTGGAAATATATTTATACATTTATATTAAATATTAAAATCAATTTTATTAAAAATTATAGGCTGGTTATATTATAAATTAGTTTTCCCTAATTTGAACAGCAACAAGGTAAACCCATTTTGTATAAAGACGGTATAGGACAATACAACCAAGAAAACCAACTTGTAAAAGAATTTGTTTGTAAATATGATTGCATCAAACAATTGAAAATGAGCGATAAAACTTTGACAAAAGCTCTTGATAAAAATATATTGTATAACAACTTCTATTTCAAGCGACTAGGTAGTAAAATATCCTATTAATTTTTATTTTACCAAAGAACGTGCATCGCCAGATTGTTTGCAGAAAATTTATTGTTCTTCCAATTACCCCTCATTCCACTTGACCTCGTCAAGTAATTTCTTCGTCTAGTTTTGTCCTTGTGTTTTGTATAATCCTCGTATCCCATTTGACCGAAATGGATCCATCTGTCAGTTTTAGGAACTTTAACCATATATTTTTTTTCTTTTCTTGTGCTTCTATAAATCTTACCATGTTTCTTACCTAAATATTGGTAAGCTCTTTTTTGTGCCTGAATCGGATTAGAATACTTATATATTTCGTCCCTCATAATATATATAATATATATAATTATAAATTATTAATGTTAAATATATTTCCATTATGAATATAATAAAATAATGAAAGCACTTATTTTTTTGAGCATACGATTTATCGTCGCAAAATATATTAATTAGCAATGAAATGTCGCAAAAAACGTTGAGCAAAGAACAGTTTGATTATATTAAAAATTACATGCAATTTGGTCTCCTAATAACTCTTTCATACGTTATATAAAACAGTAAAGTTTTTAGCAATTGAAAATACTGGAGTAACAGGACAATCTATTAAAGTTGATTTAGGATTTACAAGTATTAAAAAATATAGTTAAACCTATAATAATATCATATTTAATCAGTATATAAATAAAATGATTAAATTTATTGAAAAATACGATCTATTTATTTTTGATTTAGATGACACTTTAGTAAAAACCGAAAAATATCATTATGATTCGTGGTTATTTGTTTTAAAAGAAGAATTGGGGGGTAATTTTTACATTGATTTTAATAAGTTTACATCAAAATTTCACTCAAATAAAAGCGATTGTATAACGGATTATTTAATAAATGAATTGAATATTTCAGACACAACAAATGTAATAAATAAAAAGAATAATGAATATTTTTCATTGATACATAGAGAGAAACACAATTTAAAATTAATAGATGGAACAAAAGAATTATTGGAACAAATCTTAAACGCTAATAAAAAATTCGTTATTGTTTCAAATAGTTTAAAAAACAATATTGATTATTTTTCCGAAGTATTTCCAATTTTAAAAAACTCATCAAAAAATTATTACCGAGAGATAATGACAAATAGAAAACCTCATCCAGAATGTTATTTAAAAGTAGTTGATGATTTTCCAAACAATAGAATGGTTGGGTTTGAAGATAGCTTAACAGGAATTCATGCAATGACTCAAGTAAAAAGAATTGACACAATTTTTATAAACGACAAATCTTATTATTATTACAATTACATTATTGCAAATTACAATTTGGCACTTAGTATAAAAGACTATTTTGCAATTCAATGCAAATAAATTAGTTTAGTTAAACTATATAAATTTATATCGCAAAATATATAATAATGAAATTGTTAGATTGCACAATTCGCGACGGAGGATATGTAAACGACTGGAAGTTTACTGAAGAACAAATGCGGGAATGTTACGTTGCATGCTCAAATGCTGGAGTTGATTATATAGAAATTGGATTTAGAAATTTCAAAAAGCCGGAATTGTTAAACAAATATGGACCAAGTTTTTTTTGTGAAGAAGAGTATCTTAATAGAGTTATTGGAGATATAAATGGGTGCAAGATTGCTGTTATGGTTACAATAAACGCATTTGATATGGAAGATTTTGTTCCTAAGTCTGAATCAAAAATTAGCATGGTGCGAGTTTTAATGGCTTATCATGGATCAAAAAATAAGAGCGATGATATTCTTGATATTCAGCAGCTAATAGACGGTGTTAAACAAATAGAAAAACTTATTGATTTGGGTTATGAGGTGTCATTTAATATTGGTAGAATAGACAAAATGAGCAGAAACCAATTATATGAAGTGTGCAAAATTTTATCGGCTACAAAAATCTCTTATTTTACAATGGCAGACACATATGGTTCCGTGGATTTAGACCACATTGAAAAATTAATACCATATATAAAATTTTTGTTCAACGATGTATTTGAAACTGATATTAAAATTGGTTTTCATGCACACGATAATATGAGCAACGGAACGTGCAAAGCTCTTTATTCTTTAAAATATGGTGCCGATATGATTGATGGATGTATTTTAGGATATGGTAGAGGTTCGGGAAATGCAAAAACTGAACTCATTATGATGGATTTAAATAAAAACTATAACAAAACATATGATTTTATAAGCATAATTGAATATGGTGACAAGCATTTAATAAATTACAAGGAATGTTTGAATAACCTTTGTTATAATGTAGTGTATGCGTTGTCATCATACTTTGGATGCCACGTAACATACGCAATAGACGTTGTTGAAAATTACGATAAAATGGAAATTCGCGACATCTATAATGTGTTTAAAAACCTAAAAGAGCAAAACAAAAACATGTTTTATTGGGATAAGTTATTTATGAATACTTACAATGCACATAAAATATAATTAGTATTTAAAATAACTTTGATTTAAAAGCAATAATTTATTTAATTACATAAAAATGGAAAAATTTTCTCCTGCATTTATTTGTAAAACAACCACGTCAAAAGCCGATAAATATGTTAATAATTTAATGAGTATGCCAGACAAACATGTTGCGGATTTTGCATTATACACACCAATTAACTCTGTTCAAAGATTTTTAGCAAGGTATGAGTTAATGAAACTTATTCAAAATATTCCAGGCGCAGTTCTTGAAATGGGAGTTTGTTCTGGAAATGGATTCATGAGTTTGGTTCATTGTCATAATGTTATACAGCCAACTTATGGTTATCGTGAATTTTATGGGTTTGATACATTTGAAGGGTTCCCAGAGGTTCATGAAAATGATATTTCTGATATAAAATGGGAAAAGGGAGATTTTGCTAACGATAGTTATAATAAATTGAACAACATTATAGACATTCATAACAGTTACTATTATGTTCCAACTAAGACTAGATTAATTAAAGGAGATGTAAATAAAACTTTGCCCACATTTTTACAGGAAAATAAGCATATTATTGTTTCTTTATTATATTTAGATTTAGATATATACGAACCAACAAAAACTTGTTTGCAAGACCTTTTACCAAAAATGGCTAAGGGGTCTATAATAGCATTTGATGAACTTAATTGGAAATCTTTTCCCGGAGAAACAATAGCTGTGTTAGAAGAATTGGGGACAAAATATCAATTTAAAAATTTGTTGAATAGTCAAATTAATTACTGTGTTATTGAATAATTTAAATTATGTGTTAAAATAGAATATAAATATTAGTTATAATAATTATATTATGAAAATAAAGGTCAGCGATTACATTGTTGATTTTTTTTATAAGAATGGAATAAATTCTTTGTTTACTATTACGGGTGGTTTTGCAATGCATCTCAATGATTCTTTTGGAAAACACGGGCATTACGGAATTTATTATCAGCATCATGAACAGGCATGTGGATATTCTGCGGTTGGATATAGTAAAACAAATTCAAAACCATGTATAGTGTGTACAACCGCAGGATGTGCTGCTACAAATGCAATAACGCCTTGTTTAGTTGCACATCAAGATAGTTTACCAGTATTGTTTATTTCTGGACAAGTAAAAAGCAATGAATCTATTCGTAAAATTAACACGGATTCTATGAAATTGCGGCATTATGCTGGTGCAGATTGTGACATTATTTCAATGGTAACTCCTATCACAAAATATGCTAAAGAAATTTTGCAAGTTTCTGAATTAAAAGAGACATTAATTGAAGCGTTTAATAATGTTATAAATGGTCGTCCGGGACCCGTTTGGTTATCAATCCCAGTTGATATACAAGGGTTGTTAATAGATGAAATGGATATTCCTTTAATAACAAAAAATATAGAATGTTCCACTTTAAATAATGCAGATTTAGATAATGTTTATAAATTATTGAAGGCATCCGAGAGACCATTAATAATAGCAGGAAATGGAATAAAACTTGGCAATTGTGTTGAAAAGTTTAAAGGATTTTTAGAACGATATAATATTCCCACGGTTGTTACCATTTTAGCTACTGACTGTATTGAAAATGATAACAAATTATATTGTGGAAAAATTGGGTTAATTGGTGACAGATATGGAAATTTTACTATGCAAAACTGTGACTTATTAATTTCTCTTGGTTGTAGAATGGCCCAAGGAATTGTCGGATATAGAGAGGATTGGTTTGCGAGAGAAGCAAAAATAATTTATATTGACAATGATAAAAATGAATTGGAAAAAACAAACACACATTATGATTTAAAGATTAATATGGACCTTAATTCTTTTTTTGATAATTACAAGGGTGAAGCAAAAAATTATGACGCATGGTTAGAAAAGTGTTTGCATTGGAAAAATAAATGGTTGTTTGAAATACCAAATTTAAATGATGAAAATGGGATTAATCCGTATTATGCATTAAAGACGTTTTTCAAAGTTGCTCCAGAAAACAAAATAACATTAGCTTCATCTGGTTCAATTGTTACAAACGTTTGGCATATGGTAAATATCAAACCAGGTGATAAATTTTTGCATAGCAGTCAGGGTGATATGGGATTTGAATTAACTGCAGCAATTGGAGCGCAAATAGCTGAATCAGAAAAAATGGTCATTCCTATTTTGGGCGAGGGTTCTTTTCAATTAAACATTCAAGAATTGCAAACCATTATTCAGTATAAGTTGCCTATTAAAATTTTATTATTTAATAATGGAGCTTATGGAGCCATTCAGATTACGCAAACAAACTTTTTTAAAAACAAATTTGGTGTAGATTATAGCAGTGGACTTTCTTTCCCAAATACTGAAAAAATTGCAAATGCATACGGAATAAAATATATATCAGCTAAAAAAAATGATGATATAGAAACATCATTACAAGAATTTATTGATTGTAAAGATGCTGTTATAATGGAGGTATTTTGTTGTGTCCAAGGAAGATATCCTAGATTGAATGCTATTAAAAATGATGATGGCACATTTACAAACAGACCTTTTGAAGACATGGACCCGTTTATGGAGAGAGAAGAATTTCAAAAAGAAATGATAATTAAAATGATTTAAACTAAAAATTTAAGGATATTATAAAAATCCAATTCCATATATAATATATATATATTTTTATATATATATATATTACTTTGCAATGCCCCCTACATTTTTAAAGTTTTTAAAAAATAGTTGGAGATTATTTAAAAGTGACGTTAATAGGAGTTTGGAGTATTTTAAAAAAAATGTTGAAAATACTGAATTAATTGATACCAAAACATATGTTAATTCTATGAAACAACCAAGTGTTTCTCATACAAACACTAGTTATATATACCATACAAATGAAACTATTTATAACAATATTAAATCTCAAGACGGTGTATGGAAGTTCCGATGTTTTTTTGATGGAAGATTATACAATGTTTACAATGTAATATTTATAGAAAATGACATTGTTATTTTTTTATTTGACATAGAAAATCCAAAGTTTATCGTTCAATGTTTTGCTTATATGGAAATTTATTACATAGGATATATTAAATCAAAAAGAATTATTCAAATAAATCATTCAACTAGTGGTAGTGACATGAGACTTAATAGCATTGAAAAATATTTAAAAAAAATAGAAAATTTTAGCAAAATAGACGTTTCTTCAAAATTAACAAAACAGTTTTTATTTTTTGGTTTTTGTGGAAATGTAGGTCATCATTTATTTAACGAAGTTTCTGGATTAATTATATTTTTAAATAATCCTAAAAATTTTTCAAAAATAAACGGGATATGTATAGGACCTTATGATGTTTTTAACATTAAAGATTTTCTTAAAAATAACTATAATTTTAACATAATTTCTTTAAACAATAATGCATTTTTAAACATGAAAATTCTTCCAATATTTTTAAATTCGTTTATTCTTGACAAAAATACAGTAGTTCCATTTTTTAATAAAATATTAAGTGTTGATAAAATTGCTAATGTTATTTCTAATAAAACTACAAATAATGAAATGAAATTATTAACCGTTGTTGTTGATATTAGAACCGTGTCAAGAATTCTAGAAAATATCGTTTATATTTATGCTAATATTATAAAATTAGTATACCACAAATATTGCAAAAAATACGTCATCAATATTATTTTTATTGGGAGATTTAAAACAAATGTGTATAACTTTGATAAACTTACCGATAAAGAGTGCAATGAGCAAATAAATGTTATGAATAGTATTATAAATACTGTAAATATAAAAGATGTATTATATACAAATTTAATTGGTGAACACATATTATTTATAATGAATTGTATAAAAGATTTTAATTTTTCTATATGTATAGGAGGGACGTGTATTTCAAATTTAATGAATTGGATATATCGTAAAAAGACTATAGCATTATGTAATAAATCTTTTTATGTATTGGTGCAAGACATGCAATATGATTGTTTGCAGAATTACGAAGCGGTAATTCCGCCAATTGATTGCGTGACCGACACATCTAATGGAAATTTTATTATTAATTATATAAGATTTTACCCCTTTTTATTAAAAACAATAAATTCTTATGAATTATAAATTTAATAATTCAATTATATTTATATTTTTGTCAATTAACGATAGTTTTTCTTTGATTTTTAAATCATGAATTATTGTTGTCAGCAACACATTATCACAATCCTTGCAATTATTTTTAAATTCTTCATAATTTATTATTTTTATGCCTTTAATATTTTTACCAAGATAGCAAGGACTGTCGTCAATTATATTTATTATATTGCAATTAATATTTATCTTATCAAATATTTTAAATAAAAACTGTCCACAACCATATATATATATATTTTTATATTTTTTAAGAGAGTCAAATTTATAAGACTGAATTTGATTTAACCCATGTTCAACATATTTTTCAAAAGACTTGTTGTCTACAATCTTTCTGAAGATTCCTCGGATTACAAAATATTTTGAGTTTTTAAGCATAAAATAATCATCTTCTAATTTAACGCAATAAAACCCATTATCTATTAACAGTTTATTAAGTGAGTATTTTGAGAAAAAATTAATGTGTTCAATGTTAATTTCTTGAAGAGGACATATATTTATAAACTCTTCATAAAAGTCTGCATTTGGTATCTCAATATATATAAATCCACCATCGTTAATATTTTGTGAAACATTTTTAATAAAATTATTTAAATCATAAATATGTTCCAATACATGAGATAAAATTAATAAATCATATTTATTTTTATTTACATCCATCCCAACGTCAAATTTATCCACATAAAATTTGTCCGACAATAAATCTGCTAGAACGCCATTCCCAGAACCATAATCTATTACTTTATTAATTTTGCAATCATTTAAATTTTTTTTAATAAAATCAGAGCCCCTATTATCTTTGTCTGGACAATAAATTTGTTGCTGATAGTTATTAAATGACAAGTAGTAATTATCGTAATCATCTTGTGTATTATTTGAATCAGAAAAATAAAATTCGCACAGTTTGCATTTTTTAACTGTTAAACCGTCATTTAAACAAATTCCATCAACTAATGACAAATCCAACTTTATTATGTCATCCAGATTATCCGACAAATTCTTGCATATTGGACAATTTCTCATTTTTATTTATATAATTAAATACGTTTAAGTAAATTATTATATTTATTATATATTCGTGGACAAATGTATTTATCCACGAAAGGAATATGGCTCTTCTGTTTATTTTTATTCATTTGTTGTATAAAAATCCACCGATAGACATTAACTAATTTTTAGTAAAATATTCTCTAATCTTTGAACAAACATAATCAACGTCTTCAACCGTCATTCCATGATGAGCTCCTAATAAAAAACCTTCTGCCATTATTCGGTCAGAATTGGGAAAAACTTCTAAATATTCTCGGTAAACAGGATGTCTAGTTACATTTCCTGCAAAACATACACGTGTTTGAATATTATTTTCTTCCAAGAAAGTTAGTAATTCTAATCTATTAGATGTCATGAATGGTATTGCCAACCAATCACTATTAAAAGTATTTACAGGCATCACTAATTTATCGGATAAATCCTTCAAATTTTCTAAATATCTATTAAAAACTGTTCTTCTTTTCTCTCTTATCTCTTCAATCCTTGATATTTGAACTAATCCAAATGCCGCATTCACTTCTGAAGATTTCATGTTATAACCAATAGCTCCATATAAAAATTTATAATCATATGGTATTCCATCTATACTAAATTCAAAACGAGTTTTGACATCTTCTGAATTGTCACCAATCCTACCCCAATCACGAAACATCGTTGCTCGTTTTAATAACTTTTCATCATTAAACATAACCATCCCACCAGAACCGCACGCGGTAATCAAATGGCTTGAATAAAAACTTGTAATAGCAATATCCGTTTCTGGTGTTGAGGTTATTGTATCAGCAGAGTCCTCAAATAATGTAATGTTAGTTCGTCGTCTTATTTCAGCCCAATCAGGTTTTGAGCCTATCAAATTTGGTATCATAATTACTTTTGTTTTTTCAGTAATCTTTTCACAAACTTGATCTGGTGTGGGAACATATGTCCCTACTTCTACATCACAAAATACTGGTTTTAATCCACATTGAATGATTGGTGCTAATGTTGTTGAAAATGTACAAGCTGGAGTAATAACTTCTGAGCCTGGTTCTAAATTAAGTGCATTTAACCCTAAAATAATTGCAGAAGAACCGCTATTCACAAACAAACCAAGTTTTTTGCCAAACAATTCTGATACTTTATTTTCAAATTCAACTGTTCTTGGACCGAATCCAGCCAACCATCCATCATTTAAACAATCAACAACCGCCTTAATTTCAGCTTCTCCGTAAGCTTCTTTTTTATTAGGAGCATACCAGACTTTTTTATTTCCACGCATATTATTTATTATTAAGATATAAAAGTTTCTAAATTTAAATTTATATTTTATATATTTTTATATATGATGCAAAAAAATATTTTGATATACACGCATATGCCAAAATTTTCATTTACAGACGGTGGAACACTCTGTCAATATAATTTAGCAAGAATGTTAGACAATTTAGGTGAAACTGTTAGAATTTATCCAACAAGTGGTTTAATTGTGGAAAACTCTGTATTTAATAAATTTTATAAAAATGATTTTCCAATAGATAATAACTGTGTCGTAATTTATTGCGAGGGAACGCCTGGAAATCCGTTGAGTGCAAAAAATGTTGTTCGTTGGATGTTGAGTGTTTTAGGGCAAAATGTTCCACTAGATTATTTAAATACGTGGGGGAAAAATGAATTAGTATATCATTTTAATTCCGAACCTAGATTTTATTCAAACCCTGAAAATATAGGAGTTATCTATAAAATGTTAAATAGTATTTATATTAATCCTTATTTGAAACAAACAAATTTTGGGGAAAGAATTGGAGTTTGTTATACTATTAGAAAAGCCCATCGTATACACAAAAATGGAATTCGCAAAGTTCATCCAAATAATTCTCTCATTATTACAACTCAAACACAAATTGAATGTGTTGAAATATTTAATAAATATAAATGGTTTTTATCATATGATTCAAATACATTTTTAATAATAATGGCAGCTTTATGTGGTTGTATACCAATTGTTTATAAAGAGGATGGATTAACTAAAAAAGAGTGGATAAAAAAAACTGCAGCTTCGGAATATTTAACTCATAATAATTTAGACAATTTATATGGAATAGCATATGGTTATGAAGACATGCAATATGCAAAAGAAACAATTCATTTAGTAAAAGAACAATGGGACGATATAGTTAAATTCAATATAGAAAAAACAATCAAACCATTCATTAGTGATATTAACAATTTTGATATTATGCAAAATACAATTTTTAATAATTATTTTTTATAAAATATATTTATGAAATGAAATAAAATAAAAATAATAATATTAAGTAATAATATCACTTTATGAAAATTCTTATTACTGGAGGAAACGGTAATATTGCCAGAATAATTAAAAATCATTTATCCATATTGAATGAATATGATATCACAGCTCCTTCTAAAAACGAATTAAACATTTTAAATTTTGAAGAAATAGAATGTTTTTTGAATAAACATAATTTTGATGTATTAATTCACACCGCTATTTCAGGTGGCCGTAGAACAAAAGAAGACAACGGTGATGTAACCCATAACAATTTACTTATGCTTGAAAATATCTTATTGTTTTCAGATAAGTTTAAAATGATAATAAATTTAGACTCTGGTGCTATTTATGACCGTTCAACCGATATATTTAATAGAAAAGAAACAGATCTATTTACAATTCCAACAGATTATTATGGCTTTTCAAAATATATCATTTATAAAAGATCTTTACAATTTAAAAATTTTTATAATTTAAGAATTTTCAATATATTTCATGTAAAAGAGGAACCTGATAGATTTATTAAAGCGTGTTTTTTGGCTAAACAAAATAATAAACCTGTGACAATTTTTGAAGATAAATATTTTGATTTTGTTTATGAAGATGATTTTATTAAAATAGTTAAATATTATATAGATAATTATAACTTGCAAAATAAACTAGAAAAAACTATAAACGTTTGTTATGAAAAAAAATACAAATTGTCTGATATTGCAAAAATAATATTTCAAAATGATATTGATGACAACGTCCAAATTATTAATAATGAATTAAATAAAAACTACTGCGGAGATGGTTCAAAATTTAAAGAATTTAATTTAAAATTATTAGGTTTAACAGAAAGTTTGAAAATATATGAAGAACGAATGAATTAAACTATTTGTTTATTTTTTTAAAATATTATATAAATTAATTAAAATATGAATTTATTAGTAACAGGCGGTTGTGGTTTTATTGGTTCCAATTTTATAAATTATTATTTTCATGAAAATCTAAATGTTAATATAATAAATTTAGATGCTATGTATTATTGCGCAAGCGAATCAAACATTAAGGAAGAAATTAGAAATTCTGATAGATATACTTTAGTCAGAGGAAATTTATGTTCTATGGATTTGATACGACATATTTTAGAAACCAATAAGATTGATACAGTTATTCATTTTGCAGCACAATCACATGTTCAAAACTCATTTGATGATTCTTTGCAATATACAAATGATAATGTTTTAGGAACACATACTCTATTAGAAGCATCTAGAAAATATGGAAAAATAGTGAGATTCATACATATTTCCACAGATGAAGTTTATGGGGAATCTATGATTTCAGAAGACGAAGAAAAAAAAACAGAGTCAACTGTATTATGTCCAACTAATCCTTATGCAGCAACAAAAGCCGCAGCTGAATTAATCGCAAAATCTTATTATTTTTCATTCAAAATGCCAATTATTATTACACGTGGAAATAATGTTTATGGACCTAATCAGTATCCTGAAAAACTAATTCCTAGATTTATTGATTTGTTAAACAAAGACCAAAAAGTAACAATTCAAGGAGACGGAACAAATTTGCGCGCATTTTTACATGTTCTTGATGTTTGTTCTGGACTTAAAATTATATTAGAAAAAGGTGCTATCGGTGAAATTTATAATATTGGAAGTGATGTTGACCACGAGTATAGCGTTACTGAAATTGCTCACAAATTAATTAAACTAATTAAACATACAGATAATTATGATGAATGGATTTCCTATATTGAAGATAGACCTTTCAACGATAAAAGATATCATATAAGTAATGATAAATTAAAACAATTGGGTTGGACTATTAATATAGATTTTGATGAAGGATTGAAAAATTTAATTTCAAAAAGTGTAGATAAACCTAAAAATATTATTATATTTAATCATATGCATTTTGAAGATAATAATGGTGGAATGGTTGCACAATATGAATTAGCTAGATTATTAGATAAATATGTAAAAAATGTGCGAATTTATCCAATCAACGGAACAGAATCAAAACAAAACCAAATATTTAATAAATTTTATAATAATGACTTTCCAATTGACAACGATTGTGTAGTCATTTATTGTGAAGGAACGCATGGTAATCCGTTGAATGCAGAAAAAGTTGTGCGTTGGATATTAAGTCCACTTGGTAAAAATGTACCATACGACTGGTTACACTCGTGGGGAAAAAATGAATTAGTTTATTATTTTAATTCAGAATTAAAATTTTTAGATAATCCTGAAAAAATTAGTTCTGTTTACAAATTATTAAATAGTATATATATTGCACCATTTGTAAAACAAAGTAATTTTAAAGAAAGAGAAGGAACTTGTCACACATATCGGAAATATTATTGGCATAACGGTGTTAATATAACACACAATTCAAGCAATTCTTTTGAAATAACGCGTCTACATACAATGCAAGAATGTGTGGACATTTTTAATAAATATAAATATTTTTATTCATATGACCCATGCACATTTTTATCAATCATTTCAGCTTTATGCGGTTGCATTTCAATTGTCCATCCACTAGAAGGTAAAAATAAAGAAGAATGGATTCAATCAACTGCGGTGGGTGAATATTGTAAATCTAAAGGTTTATTTAACTTATATGGAATTGCGTATGGCATGGATGATTTAGAATATGCTGAAAATACTATTCATTTAGTAAAAGAACAATGGGATGATATTTTAAAATTTAATGAAAAACAATTAATTATACCTTTTATTAATGATATAAACAATTTTGATAATATGCAAAATACAATTCAAAATAATTATTTTTAATAAAAATTGATTATAATAATTATATTATATTATAATCAAAAACTTATTGCCAATATTCAATATGTCAAATAATATCATTTCCATGTATTTTAAACTTGTTAGAACTAGTAATTATAAGAACTATAACGTTAATTTCAACTGGACTACAGAAGAGTTCATCAGTATAATGAGAGAAAAAGTTATCCGAGATTTTAATTTGGAGAATGTAGAATTTATAGACACAGAAAATAACTACCATATTTCTCGTATCGCATCCGAAGATGCCCCTGCAATTCAACCTAGTAATATAAAATTAATAGATAAATATGGTGATAAAATTAATCAAGTTGCATTTTATATTCGTCCTATTCCCAGAGAATTAGAAACGAATGCGATTATTCCAAATAATTTATGCTCTGTTTGTTTTACAAATGAGAGAAATATTGTATTTCAGCCATGTAGGCATTTATGTGTTTGCGATAGTTGTAGTTCAAATCTAATAATGCAAACATGTCCGCTTTGTAGAAGTGAAATCAGAGATAGAATCTTAGTTTTTGTTTAGATTAGATATTTTGTTATTTTATATTATATTATCATAATATAACAATTAATCACATTATTATAAATGTGTCGTTTATTTTTTTCATTCACAAATAATGCTAGAAACAACGAACCCAAACGTTTATTGCTGAATTTTTTTGATAAGTGCGAACAACAACAAATAAATGATGGATTTGGAGTTTGTTGGTATAATAATCATGAATGGCATCATTATAAAAAACCAATCCATTATAGAGACGATCCTCATATATTTAGAAAAATAGATACAATAACTAGTAGAATAATATTAGCACATTCAAGAAACATTAACAAAGAAAATGTTTCAAAAGACCATGTAATTAAGGAACGGTCTTTGGAAAATACACATCCCATACTATACAAAGATTATTTATTTATGCATCATGGCGACCTACTTCTTGAAAGTGAAAAGGGTTTATTAGGCCATCAACGATTTAAATATAAATCCGAATTTAAAGAAAAAATAAAACTGTTAGAAAATCATATAGATAAAGAACTTTTAAAAAATATGAAAGGTAGCACTGATAGTGAATTGTTATTGTTTTTATATTTATCTTTTGAAAAACAAATTAAACAAGAAAATGAGGAAAATAATTTCTCCACAGAAGAAATTATGTTAAAAAGCTTTAAAAGTATGATTAAATGTATTGAAAAAACAAATTTGGTAAATCGGTCTAATATCATTTTAGCAGTTGATGGTTATGTATTGATTGCCAAAATTGCAAAGAATAATTCAAAATTTAAAAAAATAAGAGAATTGGACTTATTTATGGAACATTCCAAAGAAAAAGAAGAACTAATTGTATCTACAATTAAATTAACACCAACGTGTGAAAATATGAAACCTAACACAGTTGTTATTATGAATCATAAAAAAAAATTAATTCAATCTTTTAAATTATAATTAATTATAAAACACCTTAATTATTCAATCTCTATTCAAAATCCATATTACATTTTATACCAAAATGTCACCAAATAACCTATTCATATTTTTCACTTCTGGTTTATCTGTTTCTGCATAAAACAACTTTTTAATTTGTTCATTATCTCTTAGTCTAATTGAATATTTTTGTTGAATGTTACTTCTTCCTATTCTACCTAGTGCTTGAACCATTTTCTCTTGAGTTAAGGTCAAATCTTTACTCAAGTATCCATGACAAAACTGATAGTTTGTTCCATAAATATAATCACTTGATGCGATTATCATGTATAACTTTTGTTGGTCTGCCAACTTTTTCATAATTTCTGTATAAGTTATATCTGGATGATTTGTAAATACTCCTATTCCCATTAATAAGAGGATCTTCCAACTATCTAAAACATTTTTCAACATCATTATCTCAATTACTATTTCTTCATCTATATCACTCGTAAAAGCGGTTGAATTATCAAATACTTCTGCCCACTTTTTTAAATGTAATGTTTTATTTGGAACAAATGTTTCGTTCAGTTCTGCTGGTTTTATCATAGACCTCAACATATCTAGTTCATTATTAATTTTAGAGAATTCTTTATTATTTTCATTTGGTATGAAATCACTTTTTTTATTATCGGATTTCTTAGAATAATTCTTTCCACCATATTTTCCACCACCATCAGATTCCAACGTCCTTGAAGAATTTTTTTCTTCCAAATATTCCAATTGTTTTTCTAATTCATCTATTTTTTCATTCACACGATTATTAAATTCTATTTTTTCTAGAATAGTCTCCATCGCTTTAGATGGTATATTTGCTTGTTGAATGCAAAACTTAGCTATCTTCTCTACATCTTCTGCTAAAAAGATTGTTGGTCCATCAGTTAACGTATGTGCATCTTTTGTTGAAACGTATATGGCACAATTTCCGGATTCAGGTTCTTTTTCTTTTAAAGTTGACGTCAATACTTGTTCGCTGACCATTTTTGTTATTGGTTTTCCTGAATTAACATTTGAATTTTTAAATATTGTTGTTCCTGGACCAATACTAGATGTTTTTCTAATAGTATTCCCTTTTTCATCAACAGAATTATTAGAAACTATCCTTTTTTTCCTACTACTAGTTAGTGTTATATAAATTGCACCCCACGTACCACTCATAACATTTTTTAATAATTTCAAATAATGTAGTTTTATGTTTTGCATATTAATATCATCTAATGATGCAAAATTTCTATCAATCTTTAAATTTTGAAATGCATAAAATTTATTTTTTTCAACAAATAGAATAAAATTAACGACTTCTTCCAAATCAAAATATCTTAGCAAAGTTAGATTTTTTTCACTATGTTCAACAATTTCTAATATTTGTTCATACTCTTCACTTAAAAAGTGCGGTAAAATTACATAACCATTCTTATCTACGATTGGTATTGATTTTTTACAATCGTGACTTACAATATTATGAATCTGTGCTCTAGGAAACTTTTTAATAAAATTATTTATAGTATCTGATATTTCGTATATTTTAGGTAATGTAGCTGAAGATAATATTACATTTGGAATCAGATTGTTAGTCCAATTTTTGTTTATATATGAATGTAATTCATGTGTTTCACAATCCATCGCAATCGTAGGTTCATCCCAATAGGTAACGATGTTTTCTGCTGGATTAAATGCCAACATATAATACATCGCACATAAATAAGATTTTACATCACATATCATAATTTCAACTTTATCACCAACGCTATTATCCACCTTACCAATTCCACCAGTCTTTAAATTCTTTTTATATTCTTTTGCCGCAAAATAATGTAAACGAATATCATCAGCACTGGAACACCCAAATCCAAACGCAATTTTTTTTCCCACAGAAATAGCAGCTTTTGCTAATGCAAGACCTACATGTCTTGCGGCACAGACGAAAATTACACGAAAATTATTTGAAATGCCTAATGGTGTTAATGTCTTACCAGTTCCAGTAGGCGCAATATATAATACTAATTTAGGAATCCAATCAGGTATAGGTAAACTTGACTTAAAGGGCACATCTTCGTCAGTATCGCTATCGTCGTCTGAATCCTGGTTTTCTTTCATTCTTGCTTTCTCTCTTTGATTTTCAATGTCAGTTGTAAAAATAGTTTGTCTTTCTTTGAAATGTGTATTTTTCATGATGGTAAATATTTCTTTTTGATGTTCATAAAGCATCAAGTCGGTGTATTTTAACAACATTTCATTTTTTTCAATATATTCAACCGAGTTCTCAACCATATATGTCATGTCCATTTCTTCTTCAAAATCTATAATTATTTTATTAATAAAATCTTTTACATGACGATTTAAATTAATAATTGTATTTTTATTCAGTTTATAAAGAGTGAAATAATAAAATAACCACTTTTTATCCTTTTTTGTTTTACATTTTAATAACTTTTCAGCTATATCAATCATGACAGTTTCGTATACTGTTGGTATTTTACTAACTTCATTCCTCTCCAAACGAATTAAATCTGCTTTTTTTACTTTTGGTTGAATTAAAATTTTTTTATCATCATTCAAACCGTTTTCCTTTTTAATTGAATTTAATCTACTTGAAAAATATTTTACAAATAAATAATCTTCCATTTCCACACTATTCTCTACTTTCAAAAAGGAAAGTAGAGAAATTGCATCGTTAACTCTAATATTTACATCTTCTGTGCTATTCATAATCAATTGAAGAATTGACTTTTCCTTATCATTCACAGGAATCTCTATTGATTCCCATTCTGATTTATTGAGCTTTCTTTGTGTTAGATCCATGTCTTAAAAATGTGTTCTTAATATTATTATAAATAAATCTTTATATTTTCGTTTCAATTTTATTTTTAAATCATTTATTTAATAAAAACATGGATTTAAACAATTGAGCACATTATTTTCAGTTAAATTATCTTCTTGATTTTGTTTTTCTTGATTTTGTTTTTCTTGATTTTGTTTTTCTTGATTTTGTTTTTCTTGATTTTGTTTTTCTTGATTTTGTTTTTCCGCCAAATAAATTTACAAAATCTCGGATTTCTTGAACTTTTTCATCAGTCAACGGAATGCCTGTTATACTACGATATTGTCCGGGCTGTTGTCCAGATGTTCTTATATATTGTAAAATACCCCTGGCTTCATCTAAACTAATAGGCACATTATTTACTAAAGGACCTCTTGCGCCAGCAGGTCTTCTTGCTAATGTGATAGGATTTATACCAACACCTGGTTGTATTAAGGTGAAAGTTGGTTCTTCTCCTCTCGTTCTTTTTGAACGTCTTTGAACAGGTAGTTCTTCTCCTCGCCTTCTTTTTGAACGTATTGGAACTTGTACAGCTGGAGCGCCTGGCGGAACAACATCCACTAACTCATCGGGATTATAGTTTTCAAAAACATCATGTAAATGTTCATGGTTAAAAGGTAAATCATCTTCATCTCTTTCATCACTTTCATCACTTTCAACATCATCGTCTCCATAAACAACATTTAATAATGCATCCATCGCTAATGGTGTATCATTTAAAATAAGATAATGAAACACCCAACCTTCTTCAGGCATTTGTCCGGGAGGAACTGGTAATACATCTCTTACTTCTGTAGGATTTACACGTAAATTATAATAAAAATTATTTAAGGTCAAAAAAAAATCTCTAAACCTAGCAAACACTTGTGTAAAATTATCAAATTCTTCACCAAAAATATCATGAAAATTTTGTAAACGATTAGGGTTTGCTAAATTAATTAAATTATTAAATTCTTCTTGAGTGAGATGTCTTATGTTTTCTAATAACATTCGCATAGTAGTGCGTTCCCCATATAATTCGTGTGTCGGATGTTGATCAAGATGTCCTTCAGACATAGTCCAATAATATCCTTCTAACAACGCGCCCATTCTCCCGTATCTTTCCCTTATAAAATTTATTTTACCAATCTCATCCAATATTTCAAAATGATTATGTATTTCTTCCATATATATATAAAAGTTTTATATAAATTATAATATATAAATATTAAATGTCAACCGTAACCGAAGGAATAATTGTAGAATGTCCTCATTGCAAAGGCATAGTAGTTGTTCAAGAATTAAATTGTCATATATTTCGTCATGGAGTAATGAAAGACACGGGAAATCAAATAGATCCTCATGCATCAAAAGAGGTTTGTGATTTTTATGTATATGCTAAAATGATTTATGGATGTGGTAAACCTTTCAAAGTTGTTAAAATAGAAGATAATTATGTTGCGGAAATTTGTGATTATATTTAAAATTGATATAGAATTTAATCCTTACGTTATTCAATAAAATACATGTCAATTCCATTATTCAATAATATAGAAAAGAGAGAAGACAACTTTGTTATATATTTTGATGGATGTTGCAAAGGAAATCCTGGGCCCGGAGGCGCAGGAGCCGTCTTATACAAAAATGACAAAGAAATTTGGTCAGATTGTATGTTTGTTGGAGAGAAAGTTACAAATAATATATCTGAATACGCTGGATTATTAATGGGACTACAATTTGCAACGAATCAATCCAATATAAAAAATTTAATAATTAAAGGAGATAGTCTTTTAGTTATTAAACAAATGAAAGGGGAATATAAAGTTAATTCTGAAAATATAAAGGAATTATTTAAAAAAGCAAAAGAGTATGAAAAACAGATTGGAAATGTTGAATATCTGCATGTTTATCGCAAAGACAATAAACGTGCTGATGAATTGAGTAATAAAGGGTTGAGTAATAAAGGGTTGAGTAATAAAGGGCTTTTAATTTCCAATCAAAGAAATATTTAATCGTGGAGGTGGTTTATATTTTAAAAAATCTAATTGTTTAATAGTTGTTGGAAATTCATCATAACCATAAATGTCTTGTAACATAAGCCATTCAAATAATCCCCCCAAATAAACATATACATTCATAAAACCAAGCTTTAATAATTGATTATATTTTTTATATATATTTTCATCATTAGAGTTACGTCCATAAATAATAATTTTGATTTGTTTATTGTTATTCATATGAAAATTTATTAGTTGTTCTTCTTTATTTGCATGAATTGTATTGAATATTAAGCAATCTTGTTCTAATTCAGATAAAGTATTTATCAATAAATAAGTATCTGGATTTTTGCTAACTTTCTGTATATCTTCAAAATTAATTTTTTGTATGGATTGGGAACTACCCATTCTATAATTTATTTATTTGATAATTATTATTTTATTATATTTAAACCTTTGTGATTGATTAAATTATTTAATTGAAATTTAATTAAAATTAACAACTATTTCAACCTTTTCTTTTTTAATGCTTTTTGTTGCAGAAACTGACAATTCTTCTCTCTTCTTTCTTGTTTTACAATTAGAATTTTCTACATTCAGTTCTTTTCGCTTACTAGTGCTATTCCTACTATTCATATCCTTTTCTATGTCGTCATAATTATCTTCTATGTATTTAATTACTTTATTTTCTAATGTCCATTTAAAAAAATTCAACTGTCCAATTGTTGTTTCAATATGTGATGAACCGTTATAAGGAATACTAATTCTATCCCATCTACAAAAGGGGTCAAATCGTTTTTTGCTATAAGCTTTCAACTTCAGTTTATAATCAACATATACCTTAAAGCGTTTAGTTGCACCATTTACATCTTCAAAATTATAAATAGTATAATATTTTTTAGCATAATTAGTAGCAAACCAATCTACAATTCTTAATGAAATTTTAGATTCACCAGTAATTATTTTTAGCATATCAGTCAAATTATCACCATTCTTATAAAATTCCATCAAATTGTGTAGTAGTAATTCATTTTGGCTTGTGTAATTATTAGTTGGCATGTTTGATTAAAATATTGGTTATGCTTTTAAATACTTATTTTAGCAAAAAAATATTATATTCTACAAAATATTCTATATTCAAAATTATAATTATAATTTCATAATGTTTTATAAAAAAAAATAATTAATATATATATAATGGACGCATCAAGTATATGTACTCCAGCTGTTGTTTACTTTGTGATATCTGCAGTTAGTATTGTAATTGGGTTATTTCATGGTTTCAATATTTTTTCCGTTTTGATTAAGGTCGCATTTGTTTCAGCATGGACATGGTTTTTAAATTTCTTATGTGGTAAAGGATATGCGGCTATTTCTTGGTTCTTAGTTTTACTTCCATTCTTAATGATATTTGGTATATTTGCTATTGCTTATGAAGTTGTTAAGGGTGGAACTGGAAATATGCAAAGTGCGATGGGTATTAATAATTTAATGCCTTCTCAACAAGGACAACAAGGACAAGGTCAACATTAATTTTAACCATTTTCTTTCTCTCTTTCTAAAGAGGTACTGATTGGTTTTAAATAATTATCTTGTGTCATGACATCATCTAAATAATTACGTTGCACAAATGGATTCATACCTATTTGTCCGACCATTTCTCTCCCAGCCATCCTGTTATAAGTTTCTTCTCTTCTATTGCTTTTAGGTTTTTCAAATGATGCAAACACTTGTTGTTCTTCTAAACTCCATATATCATTTTCTGACAATAATGCTTGTTGAAATGCTATATTTTCTAATTTATCTAATTCTGTTTCTATCTGTTTATTATCGTATTTTTCACTCTGAGCTCTCCTTTGCGATCTTTCGCATTTTTCACCATTTGTCCATTTCCATTCTACTATATCTTTCCATCCTACTTGTTTTTTCATTTAATATTAATTTATAAATATTTTTAATATTAAAAACTTTTATTTTAAACTTTACTTTGATTCTAATTCACTTTTAACAATATTTAATTGTTTTGTAAATAAGAATGCATCTTTATTCGTCCTTCTACGTTTTAGATTACAATCTAAACATGATATAACTACATTATTTGAGTTGTGACCAATGTCATTATCAATTCTATCTAAAGTCCATTGCTTCATTTCTCTCACGATGTCGTATAATATAAACATTTTATCATTACAGTAATAACATAACAATTTGGATTCATATAATTTATATATAGTTTCTCTAATATTTATAAATTTTTCTTCATCATAACGTTTTTTTAATAAATCTTGTTGTTTATAACTTTGCAACTTCTTTTCTATTTGATTCAGTACATCTTTATATTCACATTTTTTTTCTTTAGTTAAATCTTGATAAATATTATTTATTATTAATTCTTGTGTTTCAATTGAATATGAATCTGGTGGTAAACTTGTTTTTTTAATTGTTTTTCTTAGTTTTACAATCGGCTGTTCTTTTTTTAATTTATTAATCAAATATCTATTATTTGTTCCTGAAATATCTATTGATTTGTTATTTTCGTTTTCTGACATATTTATATTTATATTTATTATATATATATTGAAAAGTGAATTAAACTTAAAACTATATAACATACTAAATGGAAACTGTTGACAACAATACGATTTTATCTAAAAAAGATGAATGTATTGAATTGAAAAATATTAAATACAAAACGATGTTAATGAGTGGGAATTTAATTCAAGAAACAAAATCATCAAGTGATTTAAGTAATCTAGAACAATTTTTAGAGAATGATAAAACAAATACTCAGAATGAACCATGGAATAAATTAGATAAAACAATCAAAACAAAAAAATGTATGACTTACGCCGACGAATATACAAAAAAAAATAATTTGACACAAGAAGAAGATACTGTTTTAAGAGTTTTTTTAAAAGATTGCTTAGATAGAAAGAAGTTGCAAAGGGTTAAAGACGTGCAATATGATAAAACAACTGGAGAGATTAAAGATATTCCGGCAATTTTGTTTAATAAATCTAAATTACACTTTACTTTAAAAAATATTGATAAACAACGAATATCAACATTAAAAAGTCTACCGCCTAAAAAGGTAAAAGGAACTTACAAAAATATAAAACCGGATGATAATTCCGATTCTGAAGATGAAAAATCATAATATAAAATTGGTATAAATAGAAAACGATATAACAATATAATAAGCGTTGAATTATTATGTTGATAAGTGAATTAGAGGAATTAGTTGATATATTAGACGACATTGTTCCAAATGAAGATATTATTGAAAAGATATTTTCAGAAGAAGACGAAACCGATATAATAAACACATGTATTCTATGTATGTCCGATTATATTGATGAAAATCAATGTGCTATTTCAGAACCGGATTTTCATGAAACTATGATAGAAAGTGTTAAAGAAATTATGTTTATGAATTATGATAATTTTTTTCAAACATATACAGAAATGGAAGATGAATTAGACGAGTTGATTGATATTGCCGCTGATTTATTTTATTTGCATGTTATTCCTAGACGTTCATATATAGATACATTTGAGAAAAAAACTTCCAAAGAAGAATTTGAACGAATGAAAAACAGATTGATTGAACTAGCAAATGTGCCACAATCTACTCAACGAACAAAAGAATGGTATGAAAGTAGACATAAACTTATAACAGCTAGTAATGCTTATAGAGCATTTGAGAATGATAGCATTCGCAACCAATTAATTTATGAGAAATGTCAACCTTTGAAAATTAATGAAATAGAAAATGAAGATAACTCGCCGAAATACGAATCATTCAACACAACGACACCCATGCACTGGGGGCAAAAATACGAACCCGTTTCAGTAATGTATTACGAAAAAACATATTCAACTAAAGTATCCGAATACGGATGTATTCAACATGATAAATATAAATTCATAGGAGCATCGCCTGATGGAATTATGAGCGATCCAAGTTTACCTAGATTTGGAAGAATGTTAGAAATAAAAAATATTGTAAATCGCGATATAGATGGTATTCCCAAAAAAGAATATTGGATTCAAATGCAACTACAAATGGAAACATGCGATCTAAACGAATGTGATTTTTTAGAAACTCGTTTTATTGAATATGATGCATATTCAAGTTTTATTAAAGATGGGACATTTTTAAAATCTGAAAAAAACGAAATGAAAGGAGTTATTATGTATTTTTCTTGTCCAGATGGTAAGCCAAAATATATATATAAACCGTTAGATTTAGATTATGAAAATTTTGAAGAATGGGAGAAAGAGCAAATGCAAAAATGTCAAAATGAACAGTCTATGACATGGGTTAAAAACACATATTGGCGTTTAGAAGAAGTTAGTTGTGTTCTAGTGTTGAGAAATAGGGAATGGTTTCAATCCAATATCAAACAATTAGAAGATGTATGGAATATTATATTGAAAGAAAGAGAGACTGGATACGAACACAGAGCTCCAAATAAGAGAGCAAAAAAAGAAGTAAAACCAAGTGAAGAACCTGTATGTCTTTTGAATATTGATAAACTGAGTGGAAAAGTAACTATAAATCAAACAAAAGGTTCAAACTCAAATAAATCAAGTCGTTCAAATTCCATAACAGACGCATCAGTTGCACCGTTCTTTAAAATTCGCACAGAATCAATTGATGAAACTAAGGAGAACGGAATAATTGGTTTAATTTAATTATAAAACATGTTCATTTACTATATTCCTTAAAATAATTTCAATTTTTGTCGTTTTTAATCTGTTTGTCTTTAAAAAAGGCAAAACAAATCCTATAAAACAAGATTCAATCAATTATAATGAATTATATATATATCCAAGACATAATATTACAATCATCAAAATAGTTTATGTGTGCCCCATCTCTCACTTGATAAATACCATCTTGTAAAGTAATTCCAGAACAATTGTGTTTTATACAGTATTCTTTTGCACTTTCTAAAGTATTTTCGTGTGACAGGGAGTTTAAGTTATAATTTAACGGATAATCCATAATATAATATTTTTTAATTTCATTTGTGAACATTGTTTTATTTTTAACATTTTTTAAATTAAGTTTTAATATTGTATCGGTGTTCTTTGAAATTAAATCATAACCTTTATTTGAAAATAATGAAATAATGTTATTTACGTCATCTGATGATGATAGAATATTACTTTCAAATTGTATAACATGAGGTAAATAAATATTGTTTTGAATTTCTTCATAAAATTTTTTTAGTATCACAGTGTCATGACCTTCAGTATCTATTTTTAAAAAATACAAGCCATTAATAGACAATTTAGTCATAATTTCATAAAGTGTCATAACATCAACCTCGTCTTGTTGGGAGATATTTTCAATGTTTATACCTTTATCTTTACACAACTGACTAACAACTTTGTGATAAGTATTTATAGAATTACACCCTCTAACCCAATGTGGTAATGCGTATCTCATAATAGTTTCTTCTGATAAATAATTTACTAAACATTTTCCATTATAATCGCTTATTCCCATGTTTAGCTTAATGCAATCTTGTTTATCAGGTAACCTATTTAAATAATATTTGATTGGTTCAATACTTACACCAATTTTTTTATCATTTTTTTGAATTTCAGTTTCAAAATCTGATGTTCCTATTTCAATAAAATCTAAAAATGACATTAATGTAATTATATTATATTATGTTTTAAAATTTATTAATCTTTAAACGAATAATTTAAACATATAAATAATGTCTATTTATATATTTATTAAAAAGAAGAACTTAAAGAAAATCTCCAGAAATCGAGGGTCAAAAGTGATTCCAAATTCTGAAAATGGACAAAAATAAATGTCCAAAATCTCAATAGTGCCTTTTTTTCAGCGAAAATGCCCTCTTTTTTTAGCACTTGTTACTGGAATGCTTTGAAATGCGAAAATTTCGGCGAAAATGTTGTTACGATAAAATTTTATTATTTTTTGCGAAAAAGATTTAGGCGTTTTTTCTGTTAGTAATATAGACTAATGGAGGCTAACGCCAAAACGCCAGAAAACATCGCAAAATATGTTTGTAAACTATGTTACTTCAAATGCAGTAAAGAAAGTGATTATAAACGTCATATATTGACACGTAAACATTTAAGGCTAATAAATGCAAACGATGGACTAGTAAAAAAGGGCGCCGATAAAATGTTTGCATGTGAATGTGGTAAAATTTATAAACACATGTCAAGTTTATGTAAACACAAAAAATTATGCAAAAATGCCGAAAACAACATTGAAAACATTACTGAAGAAACTATAATTAACAATTCGGATAATAAAAATGATTTCCAACTTCTAGCAGAATTATTCAAAATGCAAATGAATGAAAATCACGAATTGAAAGAAGTAATGAAAGAACAAACAAAACAAATAAATGAACAATTTAAAGAAAACCAAAAACTTCATCAACAACTAATTGAAATCGCAAAAGAAGGCAAAACAACCAATAATAATTGCACTAATAATAACACCAACAATTTTAACTTGCAATTCTTTTTGAATGAACAATGCAAAGATGCTCTCAATATTATGGATTTCATTAATCAGTTAAAAGTACAGTTGAGTGATTTGGATATGGTCGGCAGGATTGGTTACACTGAGGGAATATCTAAAATTTTCATTAGAGGTTTAAAAGAGCTTGACGTATTCAAAAGACCTGTTCACTGTAGTGATTTAAAGAGAGAAATCTTATATGTGAAAGACAAAGATGCTTGGGAAAAAGACAACGATGATAAAAATAAAATGAAAACAGCGATCAAATTTATTGCTGCAAAAAATCTAAAACAACTGAACGAATGGAAGGATGAAAACCCCGAATCGGATGATTATGACTCTAAGAAACACATGGAATATCATAACATTATTATAAACGCAACAGGAGGTTCAACGTCAGAAGAAGATGATAAGAACTTCAATAAAATAATAAAAAATGTTGCAAAGGAATCGGTTATTGATAAAGAAAAATATTAATATATATTTCACAAAAGAGGACTTAAAGAAAATCTCCAGAAATCGAGGGTCAAAAGTGATTGCAGATCTCAAAAATGGACAAAAATAAATGTCCAAAAATGGCATAGTGCCTTTTTTTCAGCGAAAATACCCTCTTTTTTTAGCACTTGTTACTGGAATGCTTTGAATTGCGAAAAATTCGGCGAAAATGTTGTTACGATAAATTTTTTATATTTTTTGCGAAAACGATTTAGGCATTTTTTCTGTAGGAAATATAAGGAAATGTTTCCAACAAAAAAGTTGCTCAACGAAAAAATAGAACAATATTCTTGTAAAAAATGTAACTATTCTACATGTAAAAAAAGCAGTTGGCTTAAACATTTGGGAACGCAAAAACATAAATTCAACAAAGTTGAAAATGTTTCCAACCCGAAATGTCTAACATGTCCAGATTGCAATAAAGAATATAAGGATAGAAGTGGATTGTGGTATCATGTTAAAAAATGTAAGCAAAAAAATATAATTAACGACGAACTACAAAACAACGAAGAAACGACAATTCAAAAACCAGCTGATTTGGTTACTTTGCTTTTAAATCAAAACATGGAGCTTATTAAACAAAATCAAGAGTTTAAAGATTTGCTAGCTGAACAGAATAAATTAATGTGCGAGCAAAATAAAAATATAGTAGAGATAGCGGGTAAAATAGGTGGAAACACAACTAATAACACAACCAATAACACAAATAATTTTAATTTGCAATTCTTTTTGAATGAACAATGCAAAGATGCCCTCAATATTATGGATTTCATTAATCAACTTCAAGTTAAACTAACTGATTTAGACATGGTTGGTAGGATTGGTTACACCGAAGGTATATCCAAAATATTTATCAGAGGTCTCAAAGAATTGGATGTGTTTAAACGTCCAATTCATTGTAGTGATTTAAAGAGAGAAACTTTATATGTTAAGGATAAAGATTCTTGGGAAAAGGATAATGATGATAAAAACAAAATGAAAACCGCAATAAAATTTATCGCAGCAAAAAATCTGAAACAACTAAATGAATGGAAAGAAGAAAACCCAGAATCAGATGATTATGATTCAAAAAAACACATGGAGTATCATAATATTATTATTAACGCGACGGGTGGTTCAACAATAGAAGAAGATAATAAAAATTTTAATAAAATAATAAAAAATGTTGCAAAGGAATCTCTGATTGATAAAGAAAAAATATAATATATATTATTGAAACTTAAAGAAAACTAAAATGCTTGTAACTCTGGTCCAAGAGAAGGACCTGGTATTAAATTAGATTCTGTCAAAAAATAATTAACACGTTTAGAACCAATTCCTATTTCTGGAGCTGGTGGAAGTGGTTTTGCAATATTAGATGCTAAATGCTTATCTTTATATAACGCACCACAAAAATCTGCTGTTATACAAACACCATCGTCTGGATTCTTACGATATCTTAAATTATTAGTAATTTGCGAATAAGAACCCACCTCAAACACAGGATAATTCCACCAAATATCATTGTAGTTATTTTTATTAACAGTTTTTCTTCCAGTAAAATCATAACTATCTTTTAATAATAAATCATAATCATTACTTGATTTGGAATAAATTCCAGGACTATGATTATTTGCTAAACTATAATTACTATATCCTTCAATCTTACTAACACCTTTATCATTCATAAAATATGTTGAAACTGCTATTGCTATAGTTATCACAAACAAAAAAACAATTGTGTTATTCTTTTTAATATCATTTAATAATGAAGTCATTCTTTATATAATATATATTTAATATATTTTATATTTTTCATATTTTGGCTATAAATTAATAGTTTGAATTAACTTAGAATGAATTTAACATTATAAATTAATATCATACATTACAAATGTCGTCTGAACAAGATAGTCAGATAGAAATGCGCGTGACCAAAAGAGATGGAAATGTAGAGGATATATCTTTTGATAAAATATTGAATAGAGTAAAAAAGCTTGGACAAGAAGCCAATATACATATTAATTATTCTTCTTTGGTAATGAAAGTAATAGACCAATTATATGATAAAATTTCAACTACAAAGATAGATGAACTAACTGCGGAACAGTGTGCTGCTCTTTCAACTCAACATCCTGATTATGGAGTTTTGGCAGGTAGAATAGTTGTGTCTAATCATCAGAAAAACACAAATGCGCATTTTAGTTCAGTTATGGGTGAATTATATAATTTTAAAGATATTCATGGAGATCAAAAACCGCTTATCAGTGATGATTTGTTCAATATATCAATTGAAATGGGAAATTACATACAACCTATGTTAGATTATTCACGAGACTATTTGATAGATTATTTTGGATTCAAGACATTAGAACGTGCATATCTTTTCAAAGTTAACAATAAAATTGTAGAGAGACCTCAGCATATGTGGATGCGTGTAGCAATCGGAATTCATGGCAAAGATATGAAAGCAGTCAAAGAAACGTATGATTTGATGTCTCAGAAATATTTTACACATGCGACACCGACGTTATTTAATGCAGGAACTCCTAGACCACAATTAAGTAGTTGTTATTTGATTGCGATGGAAGAAGATAGTTTAGATGGTATATACAATACACTCAAGGATTGTGCCACTATTTCTAAATGGGCTGGAGGAATTGGTCTACATATTCATAATATTCGTGCAAAAGGAACACATATACAAGGAACAAATGGAACTTCAAATGGAATTGTTCCTATGCTAAGAGTATTTAATGACACGGCACGGTATATCGACCAAGGAGGTGGAAAGCGTAACGGCTCTTTTGCGATTTATTTAGAACCATGGCACCCAGACGTTGAATATTTTTTAGAAATGAAGAAAAATCATGGTGACGAAGAAATGAAAGCTCGTGATTTGTTTTATGCTTTATGGATACCAGACTTATTTATGGAACGTGTAAAAGAAAATGGAAGTTGGTCACTATTTTGTCCACATGAGTGTCCAGGTTTGTCAGATGTATATGGGTCAAAATTCAACGAATTGTATGAAAAATATGAATCAACCGGAAAGCAAAGGCGAACTGTAAGTGCCCGCGAATTATGGTTTAAAATTTTAGATGCACAGATGGAAACAGGGACACCTTATATACTTTATAAAGACTCTTGTAATAAAAAATCTAACCAACAAAATCTGGGAACAATTAAGTCGTCCAATTTATGTGTCGAAATTGTTCAGTATTCTGACGATAAAGAGACGGCAGTTTGTAATTTAGCTTCAATCGCACTTCCAGCTTTTGTGAATCATGCTACCAAGGAATTTGATTACGAAAAGCTTCATGAAGTAACAAAAGTAGTAACTAGTAATCTGAACAGAGTTATAGATATTAATTTTTATCCAACAGAAAAAACAAGACGAAGCAATTTATTGCATAGACCGATTGGTATAGGTGTTCAAGGTCTTGCAGATACATTCATATTGATGGATATCGCATATCATAGTGAAGAAGCAAAACAAATTAATAAATATATTTTTGAAACGATTTATCATGCAGCACTTGAACGCAGTAATGAAATCGCATATGATATCAAACAAAAATATTTAATGGATAATCATTATTCAGGAACTGAAAATGTAACGATTGTTTCGGAATTATCTTTGAAACATACTTTATCACTCAGACACTTTGGAGCATATAAATCATTCAGGGGTTCGCCTGCTAGTAAAGGGGTTCTACAGTTTGATATGTGGAACGTAACACCATCTGATAGATATGATTGGTCTCAGCTGAAAGAATCTATTATAGACCATGGACTTAGAAATTCTCTCTTAGTAGCACCTATGCCAACAGCAAGTACATCACAAATTCTGGGTTATAACGAATGTTTTGAGCCATTAACTAGTAATATTTATAGTAGAAGAACATTAGCAGGTGAGTTTGTGGTAGCCAATAGTTATTTAATGAGAGAACTAATAGAATTGGGAATATGGAATGATAAAATAAAAAACAATATAATTGCGAATAAGGGTAGTATTCAACAACTCACGATTATACCAGAACATATCCGAAACAAATATAAAATTGTTTGGGAAATGCCTATGAAACATTTGATTGATATGTCGGCGGATAGAGGTGCTTACGTTTGTCAAAGTCAGAGTTTGAACTTATGGTTAGAAGATCCTAATTATAACACATTAACCTCTATGCACTTCTATTCCTGGAAACAAGGTTTGAAAACAGGTATTTATTATTTAAGAAGGAAGGCAAAACATCAAGCGCAACAATTTACTGTAGAACCCGAAAAGAATGAAGCAGAGTCAGATGTTAAACTGGAAACTGATGAACCGGATATATGTGAAATGTGTTCTGCTTAAAAAATGTATCTATTTGTTTTTCTTGTTTTTTTATGATTTTTTCTATATATTTTTTTTCTCTCTTTTGTTTTGCTTTTATTTGATTTTTTTGTTCTAGTTTTTTTACCACCAAGATTATGATAGAAGGGTTTTCTAATTATATTTCCTTTATCATCTGCTATTCCACGTCGTTGTAATAACATTTGTTGTAAAACAGCATCTTCATTCATATCAGTTGTTTTACCTTCAACTAAAACAGGTTCAGGCATGCTAAATTGTGAAACCCACATTGTTAATTTATCTCTTTCTGATAATCCAGAGAATGGTTTTGGCATTTCTTCTGGCATTTCAAAATTATCTACTAGTCTGGGATTTTTTTCTAAAATTTTACCACGATGATGTAATAAAAAATTTAGTTCTTTTTTAAATGATTTATAACGAGGTTTATCAATTCTATTAACCATCGCATTTGGAGCGCGCGAATAACCGACATTTTTAATAAAAGACTCAATCAGCATATTTACATAATTTAGCATTTCTTGTGGTGTTGCTTTCTTATCATTATTTACACAACAATAGTGGCCTTCTTCATATTTTATAAATTGTCCAGGATTACAACCATATTGTGGATTATAATTTGAATCATAATTATTTAAATAATCGTAATGTGACAAATGTGCCCTTTCAGAAAGATTGAATGCTTTTGGACCAGGAATACATAGTAAGTCATTATCAATTGTGTTTGTAGAAAATTTAACTTTGGGTTTTTTATAGTAATCATCTATTATAAGTGGTTTTTCTGAAAGAAAACTACTAGATTCGGGTAAAAAAAAGGGTTTATCCCCCTCCACTTTGTTGGTTCCTTCTTCCAAAATATCGTTCCATTCTTTTTCTTTTTCTTCTTCTTTTTCTTCTTTTGTTTTTTTAATTGATCTAGGATAGTAAATTCTAACTGTGTTTAATGATAGAGGGTCTGAACCTGTAATTTTTTTTAAACCTTCAGTAACTGTACCTGGCATTTTATGCATTTTCAAAAATATGTTTTCTTATATATAAAATATATTTTATTATTATTTAATTTTTTTTTATTTTTAATAAGACGAATAACCAGATTGTCCAGAAGAACCATAATAACCTGTTCTATCTACGGTGTATCCAATTTCTTCATAATCATGGTTTTCCTCTTTTTTAACAATTTCGTCGTAATACGCATTTATTTCTTTTATTTCATCGTCTGTGATACCATATATAAGGTGGTCTTTCCACTCACTTTCAGGAATAAGTAAATCTTCAATTTCGCATTCTTCAAAATCCAATTGATTGACTGCTAGAGCAGAATCCATGTAATCGGTATCGCCAACCTCGTATGGGTCAACATCCTTTAAATATGTTTCAAATATACTAGGAACAGTTGTATCTTTGGTTTTAATCTCTTTGCCATAAGTAATTAAACCTCTACCGCGTTTTCCAAAATAATAATTTTCGCAACATCCAACACAATAACCGATGAAGACACCATTCCATGAACCAACACATGCACATACTTTGCAATCTTTTGGACCTGTGCCAGCCAAATGATTCTTAGCCCATTCTTGAGGAAATGTTGCACAGTATAGTTCTTCGTCGTAGGAATAAAATACTCGCTTTCCTTTACGATAGTGAAAGGAAACTTCTTTGAAATTCGCTTGGTCCGACGCCATTTTGAAAGTTCTTTAAATTGTTTTGATAAATATTTAAAACAAAGATAAAAAGTTTTCAATTTTTTTTATTATTCAGTATTTTTTACATATACCGAATGTTTTTCTATGCCATTCTGTAATACCATATTCTTTTATACCATCTAAGTGGGCTTTTGCACCATAACCTTTATTGCTATCAATCTTATATTTAACAATCAGGTCGGGATTCAAATAACATAATTCTTCTATATAAGAATCTCTCGCAACCTTAGCTAATATAGATGCAGCAGCAATAACGGAATATTTATTATCACCACCTTCTATACAAGTATGATTGAATGTATCAAGTTTTTGTTTAGATTGGTTATAAATAGTAAAAGTGTTAAAATAATTACCATCTATTAATAAATGAATTTGGTTAGCATTTTTTTCCAATGACATGTTATTTATTTTGTTAAGAACATCTTTAATACTTTCATGCATAGATTGTTGTGTAGCTTGTAAAATATTAATTTCATCAATTGTTTTTTCATCTTTATAAGTGACAGACCAAGCGATCGCATTTTCTTTAATATATTCCGCAACTTGTTGGATTTTTTGTTTAGAAGTAAATTTTTTACTATCTTTCATTCTTGAATGTTCAAAACTATCATCTTTAGGTAAAATGACAGCAGCAGTATAAACTCTTCCAAACAGTGGTCCTCTTCCAACTTCATCAACACCTATTTCAATTGTATCAGAATTTTCATTATAAAATTTTAAAAGCGGTTCTGGTTTCACTCTAGGTTTACGAGTTTTTGTATTAGAATTGGTAATAGAATTTTCTTCTATGTCATTATCTTTCATTTTTCTACCTTAAAAATAATTTATTTAAAACAAATCAATTCTTTTTAAATATTTTCACTATATAAATTATACAAATAGAATGAACCAAAACACAATAGTAATTATATTAATTTCAGTAGGAGTATTACTTTTATTTTCCTTTTTAGGAGCCAGTAAATCAAATAAAGAGGCTTTTGAAAACAGCGCGTCTTCAAACAAAGCGCCTATGTCATATTATATTTATAATCCTCCATTAATCAAAAAACCTATAGAATATATTAAAAACGCAGCAAATGATGAAAAGGTATATGATGTATTTGAAAAAGTTATAAAAAGGTTTGAAGAAGGATTGAAAAAGGTAAAGGATAACCCAAAACAAGAATTGGAATCTTTTATTAAGACTTTTCCAGAATTTAAAGATGCACCAGAATCATTCCAAATATCAGAAATGGAGGATTTGGCAATAGCCATGTTGAATTTACAGAAATATGCATTTGAAAAATTAAAAAAGAGAGACTCCGGAACTTTTTATTATTATGATAATATTTATGGTTGTCCTTATATAGAGTCGGAAAAAAAACAGCTTGATGAATGGGGACCTGATAGTGAAATACGTTACACAGAGATTTTGAAAGAAAGAATAGATGAGGCAAAAAAGAAGGAAGCAACAAAAAATGATAAAAAAAAATACGATGAATATAAAAATAAATACGAGGAAGAAAGAAAAGATTTAGAAGAAAATTCAAATAAAAAAAATCAATATTCGTACGACAATTATGACCATTTTAGTAAAACATCTGTGCCGACAACATTCTATGGACCGAATGGAACAAAAGCTAGTGTTATGAATAAAAACGATAAATTTGAAATAATAATTACAGGAAGTAATGGAAAAACAACAACATATTCAACGTCAAAATCAAACGGTGCTAAAAAAAATGACCCAGAAAATAAAAATAAAGGTTCAGCTGAAAGCATAGGTAGAATGATGAAACAATTTGAAAATAGTACTTTTTATGGACCAGGCGGTGGTTCTGCTAGATTTTTCACAGGAAAAGATGGTCAATATGCAGTTGAAGAAACAAAAGCGAATGGTGATACAACTATTTATACATCATCAAATACTTATACATTCAACTACAAAGATAAAGAAAAATCATATGATAATTCTGGTTCTAAGTCAAAATCTGATTCTCTTGAATATTCAAATGACAAAAAGGGTGGTCAGAATAAAACATCTGCGAGCGAAGTAACTAAAGGGAATATACCTCATGGAAAAGAAGATTTATATATTTTAAAATCACAAATAGTTCCCCCAGTTTGTCCTGTATGTCCGACGGCGGCTATGTGTGCAGATAAAATAAAAGCAAAATGTCCTCCTTGCCCAGCATGCGCTAGGTGTCCCGAGCCAAACTTTGATTGTAAAAAGGTTCCAAGTTATTATTCCAATTCGGAAAGTCGCAACCCATATAGTTCTTATAGTAGAGGTGGAGGCCGAGGTGGAGGCGGAGGCGGATTTGACGCCACAGGTTCATTCAACAGAACAGGTGGAAGTTCAGGAAATATGCCAGTCCCTGTTATGAGCGATTTTTCAACATTTGGTATGTAAAATAAAAAAACAAGCAATAAATAAAAATAATAAAATAATGAAACAGTTATTATATTATTTAACATTTGATTTTAACCTTTGGTTTTAACGCATTTTTGGTCCATTTGAAAAGTAGAACCTTTCACTTCTTGTGGCACAATCTTAATAATGCATTTAGCTTTTTTTCCATATAATGGTTCGGTGCAGCCTTTTTCTTTAAGTTTCTTAGTTTTATTTAATTTAGTAAATTTAAATATTTTAGGTTTTTCATCAGTGCATCTAGCTCTAAAATGCTCATACCTTTCTCTCACGTCACAAAATGATAGATTAGATTTTTTATTAAGCATTCTGTTGATTAATTCATGAAGGTCGTAAACATAACGAGAGAATGTTTCTCTATTTTTCATATGATTCATCGTTATAGGTAGTTGTTTAAAGTTAGTTGCTAAATTCATTCTACAATATTTACAAGGTAATATATTCTTTAAGCTTAATATAAAATTCCGATAATGTGTTTTTTGTTCATTTGTAGGATTTACTGGATAATTAAAACTCATAGTGTGTAAAAAATGCCATAACCCAGGACCCCACACGGTAGTAAGCATACCATCTCCGCTGTTGTATTCTGCAATATTATAAACTCTATTTTTTTTTGTTTTATTGTTGTTAGGTTTATTATTTTTTGTTTTATTGTATTTTGTTTTTTTATAAATCATATCCTATATTCTATATTCTAAAGATAAAAAAAAATACGCAAATAATTATGAATCAACTGTCCAATAATTTTTGAATAGCTTTTGTTGAGTAGTATACATATTTAGAAGGTTCTTTTTTAATAAAACATGATTGAATTGTTTCTTGTTTTTGAGTGTTTTTGAGTGTTACTATTTTTTTATAAAACAACACATCATTTTTATAATTATTTTTTTTTATATCAATGAAAGAACCATCTTGTTGTCTATATAACATCGTTTATAGTTTTTATATTTATAATATCTAGTTTATCTTTATTTCGTTTAAAGAATAAATTATTCTTATTCATATATATAAATAAATTTATGAATAGCATAGGTCGTTTGAATAGTAGCACGCTTTCAAGTTCAGGAGGCACATTAGTGTCTACGTCTGGTGGAGGTGGCGTTTTAAGTATGTTGCCTTCATTCAGTTGGAAAATTGCAGGCATTATTATATTCACAATTATTTTAGCGGTAATCGGCTACTTTATATATAAGAGTACACAAGATAAAACAGATTCAAATTACACACCAAATAATGAAGGAATGACGGATGGAAGTTCAAATGGGAAAGATGTTGAGATAATGTTATTTCACACAGATTGGTGTCCGCACTGTAAGACGGCAAAACCAGAGTGGGAGCAAGTCAAAGCAGAATTTGATGGAAAACAAGTAAATGGTCGTAATATAATTTTTACAGATGTTAATTGCACGAATGAATCACCGGATGTTGAAAGAATGATGAATGCATATAAAATTGAGGGTTATCCAACAATTAAATTAATTAAAGATAATCAAATAATAGATTTTGATGCAAAACCAACAAAGGATACTTTAAAACAATTTATAAATACTACAGTTTAAACGTCTGATTGTTTGTTTGATTGTTGTTTATCTAATAAAAATTTTTTGGCGGCTTCAACACCTGAATCTATAAGAACTTGGCGTTCTTCTTTAGATTCTAATGTTAATTTAATATTACTCCAATTCATGAAATTAGTTTCGTACATTAATTCATTAGGAATATTACTATATGTTCCCATTTCATAATTTTCAAATTTTAAACTAACATTATTGACAAGTTTACTAATAAAATTCATAATATATTCTAAAATAGTAGAATTATCATTTACATCGTTATTATTTTTTTTAACATAGTTATTTTTTAATGCTAAAATTTCTTCGGTTTTATCAGCTCTTAAAATACATTGATTAATAGGATAATTACAAACTACACCACCATCTACATAACATTTATCATTTAAGCAAACAGGTGATATTATAACAGGTATAGCAGAAGACATTTGAACAGCAGTTAACAATTGTAAATCCGGATGTGTAAGATAAGAAATATCTTCTAATTCAAAATGATTAACATCAAGAGAAAAAAAATGTATTTCAATATTTGTAATTTCAAAAAATTCTTTCATCGTAATTTCTATAGAAATATCTTTCGCACTAAAAAAAGGTTTGTAAAATATTTCAGCAATATTTTTATCATATAAACCTTTTTTAGAATAAGCTTCAAAAATTTGATTTACCCCAAGTTTAAATACTTCATCCCACGGTCTTTTAATAATATAATCGTTTATAGTTTCCCAGTCAAATTTTAGACATAACAGAACTGCGATAATTGCGCCTGCCGACGTGGAGTAAATAGTTTCAATATTATTAATATTCCAAAATCCATTCTGTTCTAAATGCTGTAATGCGCCTATAGCTTGAATTCCAGTAGGTCCACCACCGGGAATAACGATATGTTTTATAATATTATTTGAGGAATTCATTGTAAAAAATATAATATATTAAATATGTCTGGAACTATTTAATATATTTTTAAGAAAAAATTATATCGTCATAACAACCTTCGCATTTATTCCCCATAAAATGAGGATAATTTCCTTTAACAAATTCTGTATCTTGTTTACAATATTTGTTTTTTAATTCATCTGGTTTTGGTTTGATTATCGGACTGTAAATATCAGTCGCATTACTTAAAAATGCACCCCACCAAGAAAAAGATGAATTTCCTCTTAATATTTTACGTGCAAATGTAATATTTAATAAATCTGGTAAAAAATCTAAAAATATTTCTGGACAATATTTTTCTCCACAAGGATAATCCCATATATGTCCAGCCGATTTAACATTCCAAATATTAGGAGTTTTTTCACAAGGGTCATCGCTTATCCATACAATATCATCTTTATTAATTTTAAGTATATTAAGTTGATTTAAATAAGATTCTTTGGATATCATAGAATGAGTCCCTTGATAATTAATATATGATATATCACCTCTTCTTAAATGACACACATCATATGTATGTTTTCTGGAATCAAACCATTTGTACATTTCAGAATTTGTAACATTATCATTAAACAGAAATATTTCTTTTAAAAAATTTGAATCTATAATTTCAAATAGGAATTGAAAATACATACAATGCAAATCTTGAAAAGCAATATTAGTTTTCCCTATGTTATTTTTATTATAAAAGTTTACAAGCTCTATGGTATCTCCAGTTCTTTTTTTATAATTGTCTAAGTGCATACTTCTGTATTTTATGTCAACAAATTTTTGATTTATATGAAGCCTTAGTTCATCATCAGTTACAATTTTAGTGTATTTATTTTTTTTAAATATTAGGGTTCCTTCCCATTCAGATGGTATGTAAAAGATGCAATCATATTTTTTTGCATAACTACAACCAAAAGCATATTGAAACATTCTATTCCCAAATCGTCCAATCCAATGCAATAAAACGATTTTCCTTGGAACAGATTCCATTCTAATTTTTATAATATAATATTAATAAACTATTTATTTAATTTATAATTTGATATAAATATTATAAATTGTATATAAATTATATATAAATTATATATAAATTATATATAAATTATATAGATGGATAAACCATTAAACCAAATTTTAACATACAACGAAATAGATTATCATTTTTATTCATTATTAAATAATTATTACAAGAAAAAATATAATTCTATAATTAATTTAGAAAATATACATAAATTATTAAATAGTAATGAAATATCAGATGATTGTAAAAATTATTTTAAAAAAATTCCTATATTTGGAAAAACTGATAGAAATAGTGTCTTTGTAAAAGATTTTTATAATTATTATGATAATGACTATTCGTTTTTTTTTGAATATTTAAATTTTATAAAAAATGTTATTAAACCATTATTCAAGTCAGAAACTATTTTGGTAATTCAAAAAACTCCAAATATACGATTTCATTTACCAGGATGTTCAAATATTGGAAAAAGAGAAACGGATAAATATGAAGACATCATCGGGTTACATAACGATAGTGAATTTGGTCATCCTGAAGAAGAAATAAACGTAGTATTACCAATCACCAAAATGTTTGAAACCAATAGTATTTATTATGAAGAATATCCGAATTCAAAAATAGATGTTCATAATTATTCAAACTTAAATTTAAACAAATGTAATTTTTTTTTAGGTTATTTGAATAAATGTAACCATTATAATAAAATTAATAAAACTGAACAAACGAGGGTAAGTTTAGACTTTAGAATTATACCCTACTCAAAATTTAAAAAATGCGAAAAAAGTTCCGCCACTTTTAATTTAAAATTTGAGGTTGGTAATTATTATGTATTAATATGAAACATTTTTGATAAATGTTAATGTTAAAATGTATAACTTTTTTTTCTAGACAAAATTATAAATGGCAAATATTTTTACTCTTGAAAACATTTCTGATTTTTCCGAAAAAATTAACATTGATGAATTATATGAAAGAAAAAGACAACATGATTTGAATCAACTAGCTTTATATAATAAATTATTAAATCGCATTCACGTTAGAATTAAAACAACAGCTAGACAAAAAATAGATGAACAATTTTGCTGGTTTGTTGTTCCAGAAATAATGATTGGTGTTCCAAAATACGACCAAGGAGCATGTATTGCATATATAATGGATAAATTAAAAGATAATAATTTTGCTGTTAGGTATATTCACCCAAATACTTTAATGATTTCATGGAAACATTTTGTTCCATCTTATGTAAGAAATGAATTAAAGAAAAAAACAGGAATAATTGTAGACGAGAATGGAAATCAATTAAACGATGATAACGAAAATAATATAAATATAAATAAAAATGCATTAGAAGATATGGTATTCAAAAAGAAAGAACCAATCAATACAACGAAAAAACAAAATCAAACAAAATATACACCAATCACATCATATAAACCTCAAGGTAATTTAGTTTATAATGACGATTTAATAAATACGTTAGAAAACAAATTTAATTGAACGTTTTATAATTTTTATAATAGTATAATATAACAATTATATTATAGAATTATGACTAAAACAAAAAAAACAAATAGAAAACAAAAAAAAAATTTATTGAATAAAACAAAAAAATGTAAACAAGAATTCACATTTCATAGTTTTGAAAAAGAATATGAAGAAATGCAAAAAAAAAAAATAAAAACAAACCGAACTAAAAAGAAAAAACAAGAAAGACAAATTGGAACAAATAGAATAGATGATGCGTTGAAACCTGGTAAAGATATTGAAAAGGAATTGATAGAATTATTTAGAAAACCGTTCTCACCAACTAAAGTTACGCCACGCAGTGATTTTTACACCTATATTAATTATATTTGGTTGATGGATACAAAAAAAAAAGCATTTATAGCTCCAAAAGATCAAAGATATTATGTTCAAATAGATGATTTCAGAGTCACACAAGATAAAGTATATCGTGACCTTATATCAATTATTGAGGACCATATAAAAAATAATCATGATAAAAAATCCCAAATGATTAAGAATGTATATACGTCGTTATTAAATTTAAATCCAATAAGCACAAGAAGGCACATTTCAAAAATTCCCGAAGATTATGATGAATTTGTTAAAAATGATGATTTATGGAGATATATGGCACATATTAATCATAATGAAATGGTGCGTTGGGCATGTCCTATACGTTGGCAAGTTATGTCAGACAACAAAAATGCAAAAGTGTTTCGTAATCATATATCTCTTCCAGAGTTATCTTTATATGACGCCGAATTATATTTAGACGATAACACCGGAAAAACAAATGAATTTATTAAATATAGAAAAGATGTTCAGAAAAAATACGTAATATATGTAGACTTAATTTTTAGTTCTTGTCTTGGAAAAAAACATGGATTGAGCGGAAAAGATGTTTTTGATGTAGAAAAAGATATATTGTTTGCGATGGGATGCGATTCTGTTAAGAATGATTCTCCTGATTTCTATAATATAGTTAAATCCGATGAAGCTTTTGAAAAATATGGTTTTAATTGGCATCAATTTGCAAAATATCTTGGTTTTAAAACGATTCCCGATTTTTTCATATGCGATAGTTTAAATTATTTAAAATGTATTTGTACTTTGTTGAAAGAAAAATGGAAAACGAAACAATGGAAAAGTTATTGGATATATATTTACTTAAGGCAGATGATTCGTTTTGATAAAAAGTTGGTTTATATTCATTATAACTTTAATGGAAAATTTATACATGGTATTCCGGGGCATTTTCCATGGGATTTATATCCTATTTTTGGGATGTCTATAACTTTCAACACATTTTTAACGAATGAATTTGTAAAGAAAAATCAAAAAGACTCAGTAATAAATTATGTTAAAAGTATGGGAACAGATTTAATTACAGTTTTTAAACGAATTATTAAAAGGAATACTTGGTTATCTCCAAAAACAAAACAATATGCGTTATTAAAATTGCAAACTTTAGATTTAAGTATCGCAGTGCCGAAAAATATGAGGGATGACCCAATTTTAGAATATAGAGAAGACGACCCTTGGGGAAATTTATTAAAAATAACTAATTGGCGAACATATAAATACATTTCTCTGGAAGGTGCTGATGTAATTGATATACCCCAGATTAGTTGGAATGCTTTTAAACTGATTGGTCAACAAGCATATATAGTGAACGCTATGTATACACCAACACAAAATTCTATTTATATTCCTTTAGGCTATTTACAAAAACCATTCGTTGATTTAGATGAAAGAGGAATAGAATATAACTTATCTCATATTGGTTTTACTTTAGCACATGAAATGTCGCATGCATTAGATGACGTGGGAAGTAAATATAATTATAAAGGAAATTTACACGACTGGTGGAATGAAATAGATAAAAAGAAATTTAAAGAAATACAAAATGATATAATTAATCAATACGAAACATTTGCGTCCTATGATAAAATTAAATTTGACGCAGCGCCAAGTATAGGAGAAGATTTAGCGGATATTTCCGCGATGGCAATATGCACAGAATATTTAAGAGATTTTCAAGATTATAATGAATATATTATTCCTATCCGTTCATTATCTTTTCAGGCATTCTATGTTTATTTTGCGATGCAACAAAGACAACATATTTATAAAGAAGCGATTGAAGCTCAATTAAAAACCAATCCCCATCCACCAGATAAATATAGAGCAAATGTTCCGTTGTCTCGTTTGGAATTATTTAGGAGTATTTACAATATTCAAAAAGGCGATAAAATGTATTGGCCATCAACTTCTACAGTTTGGTAAAAATAAATAATAAATAATAAATAATAAATAATCTAATTTAGAAAATAGAACGGAAAAAATATTTAGAAAAAAACTTTTTTATAAAGTATATATATAAATGGCAAAAACTCGTCGTCATCACCGCAAACGCGTAGGAAAAGCTATGAAAGCTATGGTTTCTCGTTCCGCAGCTCGCGCTGCCTCTGCTTCTCGTGCCGCATCTGCTGCTGCTTCTCGTGCCGCATCTGCCGCTAGAGGCCGTTCCGCATCTCGTGCCGCATCTGCTTCTCGTTCTGCTGCTGCTGCCGCCGCTCGCGCTGCTTCTGCTGCTCGTGCAGCTTCTGCCGCCGCTTCTCGCTCTCGCGCTCGTGCTTAAGCGAAATAACAAATTGACAAAAAATAATTAACAGCATAAAATTTTATAATATTTTATAATATTTTATATACATTTTGCTTTGTTTTATCGTTATTTGTTTTATTTTTTGAAAACGTAAGGAGAAATTAACTTTTCGCGTTCTTTTTCTAATTGCACAATATGTTTTTGTGTTGTTTCTAATATTTGTTTTTCAACGATAGCTTCATATATTTTAATACCTTCAATAAAATCTGTTTCGCAATTTAAATATAATTCAATTATTAGTTCTCTAGTTTGAACTACCAATTCTTGCAAAGTAAGTTCATCCAACTCTGGATTTATACGAATAATTTGGTTCTTTGTAACTGGATCAAGAGAGAAAGTAAATAATCTATTTATAATATATAACAATTGGTTTTGTTTTTGATTTACATTTTGAATCATAGATTTCATATTATTTGCATATTTTAAAAATAATTCATCTTTGTAACTTCCCACTACCATTGGATTTTTACCAGTGCTTGTTTTACAAAACTTCTTTTTACTATAATCACGTAGTTTAATATCACTAAATTTAGTTATTTCAGGAGGCATTTCACCTTTATTATCTGTGAATGTTAAGTAAAAACGTTTCAAATCATCTTGAAATATTTTTTCTGTTTCTGGTGTCATTCCTATAAATTTGCCTGTTTTATAATCATAATTATCATCAAAATATAAATCAATCAATTCGGTAATGCCTGGTTCATCTGTTAGATTTTTAACATTTTCGGTTTCATCCAAATTAACACTACAAACATCTGGATGAATAACAATTTTTTCATCTTCAACGCCACTTTCTTGGTCCTCTTCAAATGAAGCGGTGTCATTTAAAACGCCTTTCAAAGCCTTTACTCTTTCACTGCATAAATTTATTTTGGAAACGGTCATTTCTGCGTCTTTTGGTATGAGAGATTTTTCCATTAAAGATTTTCTAACAACATTTCCGAACGAATCCTTATATGTATATTCTGGATTTATAGTAGTTACGATTGAGGCAAATATATGAGCTATTTTAACATAAAATTTAGCAATCTTAATACAATCCATTTGTTTATTTTCATTAGAGGAAGAATCGTAACCATTCGCTATACGTTTTACTAATTGTTTTACTTCTAAATTAGAAAACTTTTCATCAATTATATTAGACGTTAAACCAATCAAACTTTCACAGTGTTCTTTTTCATTCAATTTAGTTAAAGATTCAAAATCCATAGTTAAAATATAGTATGTAGCAATCAAATCAAGTTTATCAATCAAACTAATTATATCTTCAGTTTGTTCTTGACCATTTCCACCAGATTGAATATTTGAATAGAATGATATGTTGTTTCCCATATATATTTATAATACAAAACATTTTAAACTTTGGATTTGAATATATCTCAAATTTTAAAATTTATTATAAAATAAAATTGAATTAAAATAATCTTTTCAATAAGAAAAGAAAAAGTATGAGTAAAGAACAAAGTAAAAAGAAAAAGGATAAAGTAACAGTCAACAAAGGAGAACTATGGAACATTTTTGATACAGAAATTCCGAACAAATCTAAAGAAAATATATATACTCCATTAGAATGTATTTATAGAGCGTGTGGTGATAGAGAAAAATGTGATAGTTGCGATTCTAGTTTAGCATTTTCAGATGAAGGATTTTTAACATGTACAAATACAAAATGTGGAATTATTTATAAAGATATGGTTGACCAATCAGCCGAATGGAGATATTATGGAGCCGACGATAATCATGGAAACGACCCCACTAGATGTGGTATGCCTATCAACCCATTATTAAAAGAATCGTCTTTTGGATGTAAAGTCATATGTAGTGGTTCAACAACATATGAAATGAGAAAAATCAGACGATATACAGAATGGCAATCTATGCCTTATAAAGAAAAATCGCAATACGATGAGTTTCAAAGAATCACGATTATGGCACAGAATGCTGGAATCCCAAAATTAATTATTGATGACGCTATTCGTTATCATAAAAAAATATCAGAATATGAAATGACGTTTAGAGGAGATAATCGTGATGGAATTTTAGCGGCATCAATATATATATCTTGTAGGATTAATAATTTTCCAAGAACAGCAAAAGAAATTGCAACCATATTTTATTTAGATGTTGCTAGTGCAACAAAAGGTTGTAAAAACGCACAATTAATTATAAATAATTTAGAAAAAGATATGCAAAATAATGAAAAGACATCTTTTGGTAGAACAAAACCAGAGGCATTCATAGAAAGATATTGTTCAAAACTAAACATCAACTCAGAACTAACCAAGGTTTGTCATTTTATTACTATGAAGATTGAAAAGCAAGGGTTTATGCCTGAAAATACACCGCATTCAATAGCTGCCGGTGTGGTATATTTTATAGCTCAGATATGCAATTTAAATATTACAAAGAGGGATGTAAAGAATGTTAGCGAAATAAGCGAAGTGACGATCAATAAATGTTTCAAAAAGATAGAGAAGTTAAAGGATGAACTAGTTCCTGCTGTTATTTTGAAGAAGTACGCTTCTTAAATTAATTTAAGAATAAATACAATTCAATTAGAAAGGCCTTCATTATTTTGTTATCTTCCTGTAAATACTTTAATTACTTTTGACATAGGTGGTTTTTTTACATATTCGTCAAAACTGCGATTCCACATATCAAGTTTAGTCATATCGCCCAAAATAGAATTTGTATATCTAAGTTCTAAAAAAAATATAACAGCAAATATGCGTTCTAAAGAACATCTATCGTCTCTACACGTGACAACATTAATTAAATTATTCATATTATACTTATTCATTATCATTGTTAAAAAACTATGTTTTATATAACTTTGAAGGCCAAAACAACCCACCCAATTTTTTTTGTGCAAATAATTTTTGATAATATCACTAAAATTTAATGAATTTGCAATTCTTAAACTAGTATCAATATGACATCCATTAAAACGAGGATGAAAATGCCACATACTTATAGCAGGAAAATTATTAAATTTCTCAAAACAAATTCTATTATGGAAAAATACTCCGTCATGAATTATCACAGCTCGCTCAAACCATTTATTTTGCGCATAATAAATATATGGCAACAATTCTCCACGACCAGGATATTCTGATTGAATTATAATTAAATTTTTATAATCATGATGTGAACTTAAAAATTCGGGATTGCTGTTATCATCAATAATAACTATTAATTTGTAAGGATAATATGTTTTAAGTAATTTAACATTTCTATTCCAATATCTATTTGTTTTTGCAGAGTTTACATGTCTTGTAATTATAAATCCAAAATCTGTGTTATAAAATAATTGTTGTTTTGAATTTAATTCAACAGATTGTTGATTATTTTCTAAAACTTCTGATTCGTTATTTGTCATTTTATATATTATATATTTTATATAATAAATTATGGATGTTTTAATTAATTTAAAAAAAAAATTTAATAATCCAAATTTAAAAAAAATAGTAAACGTTTACCAAATGGATTATAATTTTGGAATTTCACATCCACCTGGTTTTGGCGATTATCTTAAATCGTGTTTTTTTTTATTACATATATGTAAAGCTTTGAATTTGGAATTTGATATGAATTTTAAAAATCATCCAATATCAAAATATTTAGTAGTTGAACATCAAGATGATATAGATTTTTCAAAAATAGAATATCCGGAATGGGGTGAACATAATTATATAGATAAAAATGGATTAAATGCGTTTATTAATAATTTAAATTCTGTTTCCGATTCTAACTATTATTTTTTCACAAATGGTTGGCCATTCTTAAAAATAAAAATAAAAGGAATAAATATAATTAAATCAAAATTGATACCAAATGAGTTTCTTGAACAACATATAAATATGTTTATGAATAAATTAAATTTGGAAAGAAAAAAATATGTAACAATTCATTTAAGATGTAGTGATGATATATTTGATGGAAAATCAGATACAAGAGTATTGCAAAAATTTAAAAATATTTTATTAAATATTTCATTAAAAAACGATTGTAAATGTTTAATTTTAAGTAATAGTAACCGAGCCAAATATTTGATAAAGGATTTAAAATTAAACAACGTATGTTTTAAGGTTAGTGGCGTTACTCATTTAGGAAATAAAGACAAAACAAACAACGTTGTAAATTATGATGATGGTGTATTAGATACAATGAAGGATTTTTTTGTTATGTCGAACTCAAAACTAATAATATCTTTATCTGTTTATGGATGGGGTAGTTGTTTTAGTGATATGTGTAGTCAAATATATTCTGTTCCAATAATAAAAATTAATATTTGAGAATTATATGTTTTGGAACCATGAAATGATATTATTTTACACCTTTTCTCATTTGAAACGCCGATTTTTTCTCAATACAATATTATAATAATATATGACAGATATAAATTTAGTTGAAGATTTTGTGACTCCGTTAGCTCCATATTTTATAGCTAATCATTTCATTTCAAATGAGATAAATGGTTCAGACCATAAATATATAGGTATGAAACTTAAATTAAAAGCAAATGATTTGATTAAAAATAAAAATTATAATGATATAAAGAATTTTGAAATAATTCAGGTCCAAGTAGATTTATTTGATTTTTTTTATGATAAAATATTGCCAATTATAATTAAAAATAATATAAAAGTTGTAATAATAACATCTCAATGGCACCTTCCACAAATTAAAAAAAACCATAAAACAGATGACTTATTAAATAATAGTAATATCATTTTATGGATATCTCAAAATCCAATTTATACAAATAATGAAAAATATATGGCATTTCCATATGGAATATGTCATAAAAATATAAATGAATATGTAAATTTTATAAATTCAAATAATATTAACACTGATAAAAATATAAAAATATTAAACCAATTTGCTCGTGCACACTCTCATTTGCCAAATAATCATATAAGAAAAATGTTTGATATATTTGGAAAAAATAGTGGTAAAGGAAATTTAAATTATTCCGAATTCTTAAGAAACATATTAAATGCTGAATTTGTAATTTCAACATCAGGTGATAGAGATGATTGTTATAGACATTATGAATGTATTGGGTTAAACGCTATTCCTGTATCAAATATTAATGATGGTTATAAAGACATTTTTGGAGATAGTATGATATATTCAAATGCTGAAGAAATGATAAGTATGGTTAACACAAATATAGTTAATTATAATTATAAAAAACCAAATATAGATATATTAAAAATTTCTTATTGGGTTTGTAAAATAGATCAAAAAATAAAATTATTAAAATGATATAGTCGGCATTTGAAATGTAAAAAGGTATAAATACAACGCCGATTTAAAAATAATTATTTACATTTAATATTAAAAATAAAAATACTTTTATTATTAAATGACTGCTGTAGCGCCTAAACGAGTGTTTATTGTCCCCTATAGGGATCGTATACAACAAAAATTCTTTTTTTCCAAACAAATGGATTTTATACTAGAATGCTGTGATGATTATGAAATATTATTTGTTCATCAATGTGATAATAGAAATTTTAACAGAGGAGCTATGAAAAATATTGGATTTTTAGCAATCAAAGAAAAATATCCTGAACATTATAAAGATATTTCATTCGTATTTAATGATGTGGATACTTTACCTTTCCATAAATTATTTGATTATGAAACAAAAAAAGGTGTTGTGAAACATTATTATGGATTTGCAACCGCTTTAGGAGGAATTGTTGTAATGAAAGGCTCAGATTTTGAAATGGTGAATGGTTATCCTAATTATTGGGGGTGGGGTATGGAAGATGCTTCTTTACAAAAACGATGTATAGCGCATAATTTGAGAATTGACCGTTCAACTTTTTATCCAATTGGAAGTCCTGAAATCCTTCAATTATTTGACGGTGTTTCTCGTCTTGTATCACAAAAAGACCCACAACGTATGAAAATGGATAATGGACAAGATGGATTGACAACCATTCATAAATTATTATTTAGTGTTGATAAAGAATCATTAAATCCTAATGATAATAAGTATGTAGTTAAGAGTGAAAAAATATTTGTAGTGAATGTAAGTTCCTTCATGACATTAGTTCGTTTTGAATCTGACTCTTATCATGAATATGATTTAAGAGACCCTATAAACACAATTTTAAATCAAAATAATCAACATAAACTGACAAATAAAACACACATTTCACCATCAGAGTGGCGTAATATTCCACATAATCAACAGGCGAATGAGCGTGTGCTAGCGATTCAACAACAACGCGAACTTCATATGAAACAACATCCCCAACAGCAATATCCCCAACAGCAACATCCCCAACAGCAATATCCCCAACAGCAATATCCCCAACAGCAACATCCCCAACAGCAATATCCCCAACAGCAACATCCCCAACAAAAGCAAAATATTAATATATTTTCACCAAATTATGCTCGTTTAATTGGACAACAACCTAGAGCAACAACAAGCGCATTTATAGGATTAGGTGGCGTTAGGTAAACAAATGTTGTATTTTTCTTTATTTTATATTTTTATATTTTGTTTATTAGTATTTTTTTTGAATCCTTTTTCTCTCTTCAATCTAATGGACAAGACTCAAATTACAAAGGAATTAAAGGACATAACCTTTGAAGATGTTAAAAAAGAATGGTTAAAAATGAAAGAATTATCGTTGGATGAACTAGATAAGTTGAATGGTAGGAGCCGTTTAGGATGTAATTTATTGGATTATTATTTTTTTGAACAACGTATAGAAACAATTGGTAATAAGGGTATTAATTTTTTTGATTTTGTTGAACAAATAGATTTTTATAAAAAAAAGAAATATATTCAAACGTTATTAGATTATTGTGAAAAAAATAATCGCTATAAAGATAATATTATAAAAAAATATTATTATTGTTATGGATTATGTTTTGGGCGCGTAAATGCATTCAAAATAACAAACGCACTTCAAATATATAAAAAATTTAAACCTAAGATTGCGATTTTAGATCCTTTTTGTGGTTTTGGTGGAAGAATGGTTGCCGCTATGTTGGAAAATATAAATTACATTGGAATAGACTTGAATAAAGATTTACAACCAAAATATCAAACACTTCTTAATGATTTTAGAGAGAAAACCATTTCAAAAACTGATTTGATTTTCATGGATTCAAATGTAGTTGATTATAGCAAATGTAAATATGATATGGTTTTTACATCACCACCTTATGAAAATATAGAAATATATAAACATTCCGAGAAAAAAAGTCACGAAGAATGGGGTAAGTTTTATAAAGAGGTATTTCAAAAATTATGGGATAATTTACAAATAGGTGGAACATATATTATAAACATAAACGAGAATATCTATTCAAAAATTTTGAAACAATTATTTGGTGACGCAAATGAAATTATTTTATTAAAAAAATCAAGTAAAAATAATTATAAAGAATATATTTATATTTGGAAAAAATAATATAATCACAATTCAAATGTTGCTTTTTTTTTAAAATAATAATTAAAAAAATTAAGCATTTTTTTTCTAATTTTTTTTTTTTTTTCAACATCTTCTTCAGAATCATTTATGCAAAAAAACAATGGTTTTTTTAAAATTAATTCATAAAACTTTTTATCTATATCTCGTTTGCTATTACCAACGTAAATTTGAATGCGCGGGTCATCATAATTTTTTAAAGTGGCTTTATTTTTATATAACATGTATTTGCCTATTGGAAAGTGTATTTGCTGACAAGGTGAATTTAACTGATATTTTTCACAAATATCATAACCGCGTTTATTCCTTGTTTTTGTCATTCTTATCCAATTAATGTATCTAGAATATTTATTATTAAATTCCAATACAACACTTTTTAATAATGGAATTGGTATATGAACATATAAACTATTTACATTATCAGGATATTCAATGTTAAGTACATTAAATTTTATATCTTTTTGTATATTTTGTGTTTTTTTACACTCTTTGTCAACATATGCTTTTCCATCTCTTGTAAAAAAATCGGTATATTTTGTTTTATTGCCTAAAAATACATCATCATTAAAGTATATGTAATGTTCGGACAAATTTGGTATATTTGCAATTGTTGTTTCAATTGCGTTTGAATTTTTATTAGGCAAATATAAACTTTGTGGTTGCGGAAATGTTTGTGTATGATTAATCATGATTATTTTATTGTTGCTTTTATTTATCCAACTAGGGTAAGTATTTGGTTCATTTGTTAATATATATATTTTATTAACCCATGGAGCAAATAATTCAACTGATCTTAAACTATATTTTAATTCATAATTAAATGAAGTTCTAATATCGTCGTTGATATCTTCGCCTTTCCAAGTATATACAATATCAATCGGAAAAGGTGGTTCGTTTATTAAATAATTATATATGTAAAATACTATTACTACCAATAATAAGATTGACAGTATAATTAATATAATTTTTTTATTTTTCATATTGTTATTGTTATTATTATTATATATTATATAAGAATAAAAAGTAAATTAAATACTATATTTTATTATTAATTATATTGTTTAATATAATGAATATAATGAATATAATGAATCTAAAAAATATATCAGATATTAAACATGTCTTTTATATTAATCTTGAACATAGAACAGATAGAAGAGTACATGTAGAACGACAATTGTCGTCAATCGGTATAAAAGAACCAACTAGATTTAATGCAATCAAATTACCAAATGGAGCGATTGGTTGCAGTATGAGTCATTTGAAATGTTTACAGTTAGCCAAAGAAAATAAACTTCCTCATATTCTTATTTGTGAAGATGATATTCAGTTTTTAGATCCTTTTTTATTTATGAGTCAATTGAATGGATTTTTAGAAAATCATTCAGACGATAACTCATGGGATGTTATTTTATTAGCAGGCAATAATACTCCTCCATATGGTTTAGGTGATGATTTTTCAGTTCGTGTTTTCCAGTGTCAAACCACAACAGGTTATTTAGTAAAAGAAAATTATTATGATAAATTAATATCAAATATAAAAGAAGGTATAAATAAATTAATTAGAGAACCACATAATCATCGCATTTATGCTATTGATAAGTATTGGTTTGAATTACAGAAACAACATTATTGGTATTTAATCACTCCTTTAACTGTTGTGCAGAGAGAAGATTATAGTGATATTGAAAAAAAAATAACAAATTATATGAAACCTATGACTGATTTAGATAAAACAGATTATTTTTTAAGACAAAAAATTTTTAATCAACAACAAGAGCAACAAAACAAGAACAATTCTAAAATTAAATTAGGAAACATGTTTTCTAATATGTTTTAGAAATAAAATAAAATAAAGTAAAAATTAAAGGAATATTTGTATTATTCACCACTTTTTCAATCTGTTCTTTTGAGTAATTATTATTTTTTAATTTATATAAATAAAAAGATAATGGACTACATAACGTCGCTAATAAAATTGCATCATTCATATTATTTGTAACATAAAAAATAGATAACGAATTTGAAATTATATTTAAATTTGAAATAATAAGTGTTGAAATCCACGCAACATCTTTTCCAAATAATACAGGTATCGTTATTATATAATTTTGTTTATCACCGTCATAATCTCTGATATCAAGTAGTATTTCGTTATTCAAAGAGCCAAAAAAAATTAAACTCATTTCTATTAATAGAAAATTATAATTAGCATTTGTAGAAATTAATTCATTCATATCGTTACTAGCAGATAATCCTGAATAAAATATATTGAATGCTACCAATGATGAGCAAGCTAGGTTTTTAATTAAAGGTATTTTTTTAAAAATAGGAGTATATAAAGTTGTATTCAATATAGCTAAATTTATAATAAATTTTAAGTTGTCAGGTAAAAAATTTATACTGAAATATTCTGTGGTTCCAATCAATAATAAATTAAGCGCGATTGCTTCGTATTTTTTAATTAAACCACTTGCTATAGGTCTTGAAGGGTTATTTATTTTATCTATTTCAGAATCATATAAGTCGTTTATAACCATACTACTCATAAGAATTAATATAGTGTTTATTGTTGCTATTATGAACGTAGTTGAGTGTATGAGTGATTCAAAGTTAGGGTTTATTATCCATGCGCCTGAAAAATTAAGTAACAAAGTCGGTAATATACTTTTTGGACGAATTAACTGAATAAAACCACTCACTTTATCGTTGTTAGGGTTAGGACCGCCATCAGGCTTCTTTAAATTCATAATTGCATTTATGTTTTTGTTATTTATTTTGTTATTTATTTTGTTATTTATGGGTTTATTTAATTTAAAAAACGCATCCACATTTCCAATCAAACTTAAACAATATAATAATTTAAATACTTTTTTAAACATATATACATTAGTTAATTATATTAAAATCAATTACTGTATAAAATATATATTAAAATATATTATGAACTTGTTATCAAAATTATTTAATTTTGTTTTACTCACATCTAAAAAATACAATATTGATGAATCGCATGGATTATCACACAGTATGAATGTGTTTCATTATGCTAACAAAATATATGAAGATGAAGTAATAAAATATCCAATTCTAAAAAATCACGAAAACATTATTTATGTTTCGGCTATTTTACATGATATGTGTGATAAAAAATATATGGATGAAGCACATGGTTTAATAGAAATAGATAATTTTTTACAAAATGAAAATATTATGAACCCTAATGACATCGCTGTTTGTAAATTAATCATGTCAACTATGTCTTATTCAAAAGTTAAAAAGAGTGGGTTTCCAAATATAGGTGGTTATCAAAAAGCATATCATATAGTTAGAGAATCTGACCTTTTGACCGCTTATGATTTTGATAGGTGTATGATTTATAAAATGAATCAGAATGATGGAAATATTGAGGATGCATTTCAGAATGCAAATAACCTATTTAATATACGCGTATTAAAACACAATGAAGATAAATTGTTCACATTAGATTATTCAAAACGAGAATCAATCATTCTACATAATTTAGCCACGCAAAGAATTCAAGCATGGAAAAATATATTCAAAATCTAAACAAATAATAAAAATATCAAAAAAAAATATAAAAAATATCAAAAAAAAATATAAAATTAAAAATTGAATTAAATAATATGATTTATATTAAACAATAGCAATCATATAATTTGTTAACAAATGGACCTTAATTTATCATCTAAAACGGAACTTTTGGCTATGTGTCAAGAACTAGGAATTAATAAATATAAGTCAAAAACTAAAAGTGACTTGATTAAATTAATAAATACAAATACAAATACAAAGACAAATACAAATAGTCATAAAACAGAAAAAAAAATACAATTTAATATTGTTGAAAGCGACAATCAAGATAAAAAAAATGTTTCAGAAATAAATCTATTAGACAGTAATCATTATACACTAGTTGACTTATTTTCTGGAACAGGTGCCTTTTCATATGCTTTTCATAAAACAAATAAAGTTTCTACTATATTTGCAAATGATATGTTAGATAGTTCAGAAGAAATATTTAATTTAAATAATAATATAATACTTACAAAAAAAAATTTAATTGATGTAAACGATAAAGATATACCAAAATCGCATATATTAACCGCTGGGTTTCCATGTCAACCATTTAGTATAGCTGGAATGCAAAAAGGTTTTGATGACGAACGGAGCAATGTATTTTGGAAAATATTATCTATAATTAAACATAATTCTCCCGAAATAGTTATATTAGAAAATGTTAAAAATTTACAGAGTCATGATAATGGCAAAACATTTAAAATTATTATTGAAAATTTGGAAAAATTAAACTATTATATTAAATTCTCAATTCTAAACACATCTAAAATTACTGGAATACCTCAAAATAGGGAGAGAATATATATTGTTTGTTTTAAAAATAAATCTTTATATGATAAGTTTGATTTTGATTTTCCAGAAGTAGAATTAAAACCTGTGTCGCAGTTTCTTGAAACAGAAATTCCTGAAAAATATTACTATAATAATTCAACAGTTATATATGACGAATTAAAAAAAAATGTTTTAAAACATGTATCAACAAATACGATTTATCAATACAGAAGATACTACGTAAGAGAAAATAAAAATAATGTTTGCCCTACATTAACAGCAAATATGGGAACGGGTGGTCATAATGTTCCCATAATATTAGACGATAAAGGTATTCGTAAATTTACCCCAAGAGAGTGTTTTAATTTACAGGGTTTTCCAATTGATTATACTCTACCAGCTATTAATATAGGTAAATTGTATAGTTTATCTGGAAATGCAGTATCTATTCCAGTCGTTGAACTCATCGCAAAACGTTTACTAGATAATATGTAGAAATGTAGAAATGTAGAAATGTAGAAATGTAGAATCTATATCTTTAAGAATATATTCTCAAAAGTTCCTTCGTAAATCTTTTCACAAAATTCGCTTATTTGTGGATATATTTTGTCCCAACTTATATGTGGCCTTCGCCCTTCAAGTAATTGTTCCCCAAGTGTTTGTTTTTTATTTACTTTTATATTTTTAAATTCATCGGACGAATGGTTCAAATTAACTTTCCATAAAACAATTTCATCATCTAACCATTTTCTTAGATCTAAAAAGTATAATACTCCGAATTTTTTATCAGGTCCAAATTGAGATGGACCATTTGATGTAAATGATTTTACTTCAATCGGTGATTTTTTATCATATTTATTTGAGTATAAATCACCAGTTAATCCATGTTTTTTATCAACGCCTTTACACCAAACACAACTGTCATCACCTTCTTTATTTTTTATAATTTCTTTAGTCATGTTTTCACTAATATCTTCTGGGGTATTTTGATGTCTGATTGGTAATCCTTTGTCTATTAGTTCTTGGTCACTTTTATATGATGTTTTGAAATTATTAAAACGAATCGTTAAGGTTTCTTTGTCATAATTATCCTTCATTATTTCAACGTTGTTGTTGTTCTGATTCTGGTTAATTTCCATTTATATTGTGCTTTGCTTTTATAATTGTACGTATTGTATGTATTTTAATTTTATTTATAGTTTAAAAAGAAATTCAATTTTATAAAAAAATAAAATATAAATTATATATATATTATAATGCTAAAAAAACGGTTGTCTTGTAAAAAGCGCAATCATTGTTCTATTTCTTGCAAAAAACATCATATTCATCATTTCAAAAAAACATGTAAAACACGCAGAATGAGGGGTGGCAGAATGAAAGGTGGCTGAGGACCACCGAAAGTTCCGTTGTCACAATAATAACATCCATATTTGAATTGTTTTTTCTTGAATGACGTGAAACTAATGCATAATGCATAATGTTTTTTACCGATAAAGAAAATTAAATAATAAATTCAAACATTATTATTGTTATTTTTCATTTTAACTAAAATATCTCTCACCGATTCCTTTATAGGTTTAACATTCGGATACAAATTTTCTAACTTGTTTGTATCCAAATAATTATTTGACCTTTTTGATAACAATATTGTATTTTGTTCTTCAATCGTAAAATTTTCCCATTCAAAAGCCGGGTCTATAATTTCTTTATACATTTCTAGAATTTCATTATGAGATATTAATCCTGGATTTGTTAAATTAATAGTGCCTGTCTTATTATTGAATGCCATATCTATTAAAACAGGTAATAACTCAGTCAAAACAGTCATAGAATTCGGTATAGAACATATCTTTTTATAATTTGTAATTTTTGTAATGAAATTTCTCTCATTCACCTCTTCTGTGATTGGCATTCTAATTCTAATATTCAAAACTGAATCATCAAAAGCATGCATTAACTGGTCTGTGAAACCTTTTACAATTGAATAAGAAGAACCAAAAAAATTGGGTTTAGATTGTTCATTAAACCCATTCTCTTCTTTACCAAATAGATGTTCTTTATCGTCATAATCAAAAATACATCCTGTTCCTAAATAAGTAAAATGAATTCCTAGCTCCTTACATAACATGGAGAGAGAAATAGGAGCGTAAAGATTATCCCTTACATTTTCTACTAATTTTCCTGGTTTTTCCAAATAATCTATAGTGGTAATTTTATTTCCTTCGTATATTCCATGCGTTCTTCCGATAAAACTCATTACATGTGTAATTCCTTGTTTACTGTTTATTTCTTCTCTAATTGAATCTATATCATCTGCTCTACTGTTTGCTATATAAACCTTAACAGTGGATTTCATATTTTCTAATAATTTTACTACTTTACCACCAATCCAACCATTCCCACCAAATAATAGAACTTTATTGGTTGGTCCACATTCTACTGTGTAATCTTCTTCCATGTCTTTGAAATGTTCATCACTTTGAATATGAATCATAGATTTTTTAAAAATAGGATTTAAATTTAATCCAATCGCATAATCTTCCAAATATTCGGATTCTATCTTTTCTCTCTTTGAAACTAAATTGGTTACTGCTTCTGAAGAGAGAAAATAAAATCGTCCACTACAATATTCTGTCTTATGTATCTCAATATTTTGTGGCAATTCAGGATGTATTTTATAATATTGCGATATATATGGAATAGTAACATCTACTACTTGACCACCGTAATGTGCTTTTAGTTTTGTAGATTTTCTTTGAATTTCTTCTGTTATATTTTTGAAAAAAGAATCATTCTGTAAAATTTGGTCATCGTCGGTTTTAAAAATATATTTAAATTTGAATGTTTCACGAACGGCATGTAATGCTGCAATCACTTTTTTCGGCAATGACACATAATCATCTAATGTTTTCACCCATAAAATTTTAGCAACGTGGTCAAAAACATATGGTGATGTTAATTCTGAATTTCCTATAACATGATAATATGGAATTTTTTTTGGTAGATTAGTTAACCAACCATTCTGTTGGACAAACGCTTTACCTCTGTATTTCATACAATTCATAATTAGTAAAATGTATTCTTGTTCTATTTTTTCCGTCATTTTTATATTTATTTTATAAATTGATAATATTATTTTAAATATTAATATGAACGAAATAATAAAATAAATATAAATAGTTTTAACAAAAATAAAATAAATGTAAATAATTTAACATGTGAAACTTTAGATCCTGATAATTTAATAGCAAAGTTATATACCAAAAACTACGATGAGAATTATAAAAATAATCTAATAATTAAAATGAATAATTGTATTTTACAAAAAAAATGCGCAACTTATGAACTTATGAATGTTTAGCAAAATCTATCGCAAAAAAAAAATAATAATATAAAGATTCTGTTAATTTTGCTGTAATATCTATAATATCTATAACAATTAAAATATTAATTAAACGGAATGTAGAAGAAGGTAAATTTAAAATTTGTTTATAATTATACATTTTTATATATTTATATTATAACAAATGGTTTTGATTAAAACAACGATACTTCCGCCTCCCAGTACCGATTATATTGATAATGTATTAGTAAGTTCTAAAGACGGCACAATTATTTATAATGTTCCAATTGGTCTCACTACTGACCCAGCCCCGTTGTATAAAATTACATATAATTATAGCACAGGAACGGGAACATCACAGTCTTTAGCACAACAAATTAATTGGATTGATATATGTTGTAGTAGTGTGGATGGTTCAAAAATTATTGCAATTTATAAAGATGATAGTGGTGAATTTGTTAATTATAAGTTTTTTGCATTTAATAACGACCAAATAGTTTATGATGGCACTTTTCCTAAAGGCGAAGAAATCTCCTTTGAAATTCATTCTTGTGCAATGAGTCGCGATGGCAATGTTGTATATTTAGGAGGAAAAGCTTGTGTATATAAATTAAATATTACTTCTTGGACTACTGATTTTTCATATGAACTTGTTACAGGTCAAGTTAGTAATCCTGATAACTTAGGAGTTCACCATATATGTTGCTCTGGTAACGGTGAAATTGGTTGGTGTAGTTTAAGTGATAATCAACCATTAAGTATATTTAAATTGGAAATGGTTAATGGAAATTTAACTGCTAATGCTAAGATAAACGACGTTTTTGTGTCAGGTATAACATGTAATGAGCTTGGAGATATTGTAGCTGCTACTGATAATGCTAATAAAAAAATAGTATATATTTCAACAGATTCAGGCGATAATTGGACTGAAAAAAACACAGTTGATAATGGTGATACTTTGGCAAATAATAATGTACATTTATCAAATTCAGGACGAGAGATAATAGTAGGTGTAATTGGTGCCACTCAAAATGGTTTTTTAGATTACACATACGATGTTGGTGGTGATTTAAAATTAACAGATGGCTCAAACGGAGCTCCTGAATTAAGTTTAACTTCAACGACGCAAACTGGTGCTTGGTCTAATACAGGTATATCTGGAGATGGTAAAAAATTTTTTGGAGTTATATATGATAATGGAATGAATCAACTTATAATTTTAAATTGGTATAGTGGACCGACGCCACCTACACCCTCGCCACCTACACCCTCGCCAATTCCTTTACCTATATCCGATATATGTTTTATTGCTGGCACCCCTATTGTTACTAATCAAGGAATAATTCCTATTGAAAAAATAAATCCCAAAATTCATACAATTAGAAACAAAAAAATT